ATGAACCGCAAGGCGTTGAGTATTTTGCATCGTTTAAATGGTGACAAGGTGTTGATCCGTGGAAATCACGATATCTTTAAGGACACGGACTATCGTGAACACTTCCGTGAATTACGTGCATATCATGTGATGAACGGTATGATATTGAGCCATATTCCTGTACACGAAGCCAGCTTGGGTCGATTTGGTGTTAACATACACGGCCATTTACATTCAAATCGTGTGCGTAAAGCCCGTGGAGTGGATGCTAGAACAGGTGCTGTTTTATACAGCGATGAACCTGATGTGCGTTACCACTGCGTATGCGTGGAACAAACACCGGATTTTGCCCCTATCTTGTTCGAAGATGTTATTCGTAACATTGAAGCAGAAGGTGGTGAAGTAGGATTTCGTAACGGCAATGGGCCTACAGTGGATTAGGACATAGTCCTATTTTAGCGCCAGCCCTAAGGCGCTTACAAAAAGGGTAAAATAGCACCTTAGGGTGCTATTTTTTTGACTATACGTTCTCGACTCCGTGACATAAATATACTAGTAGGAACAATTCCAGGAGTTGAGATATGCCATTACAGATTCGAAGAGGGACTGAATTACAAAGAACCTCTATGACACAGCCATTAGCAGTAGGCGAGCTGCTTTTTGTTACGTCCCCAACCAATAGAATTTACGTAGGCGATGGCACTACTTTGGGAGGCATTGCTGTAACCGGGTATACTGATGAAAATGCGCAAGATGCAGTTGCACCTATGTTCACCGGAGGCTCTCATTCCGGTATTAACTTTGTATATAATGATGCCAGTAACATAATCAATGCTACCGTTGATCTATCCAATTATAACGGAACGATTAGTGCCAGTTCATTCAAAGGAACACTGGTTGCAGACGATTCAACCGCATTAGTTGATGCTGTAGATGGCAGAATATTCTTGGATGGCACAGTCAAAGGAAATATCGTTCCAGATGCAGATGTGGCCTACGATCTAGGCAGTGCTACATATAGATTTAGAGATTTATATCTCAGCGGATCAAGTATAAAATTAGGTGCTGCCACAATCACAGCTACCGGTACAGCAGTAAATCTACCAGCAGGATCTACCATTGGCGGATCAGCGATCGGAATGCCCGGCGGCGATTTAAATGTTAATATTGTAGCTAACGACAGCACAGTTATTGTGAATACCACCACAGAAGTTGTAACTGCACAGGGTGGATTCATAGGCAATCTGACTGGGAACGTCACAGGAAACGTCACAGGAAATGTCACTGGCAATGTGACTGGTGTTGTAACTGGCTCTGCTGGATCTTCATTAGTTGGAAATGTCACTGGCAATGTAACTGGCAATGTGACTGGCAGTGCAGGAAGTGTAACAAACGGGGTTTACACTACAGACACCAGCACAGTTACTAATACCATGCTGGCGGGCAGCATTGCAGACACAAAGTTGTCTACAATTAGCACAGCTGGCAAAGTTTCTAACTCTGCAACCACAGCTTCCAGCAACAATATTCCAGATGCAATTGTCGCTCGTAACAGCATTGGCGACTTCAGTGCCAATACCGTATTCGCAAATGTAGAGGGCGATATTACTGGATCGGTGTTTTCTGATAACTCATCGTTAATGATTGACTCTGTAAGCAATCGAGTTATTGCAACCGGGTTTGTTTCCGATATTGCTGAATTTGCAGGCCAAGGTAATGTCTTAATTCTTGGAACTACTACTACTCCAGCATCTTTGCGTATCATAAGTGACGAGGATGAAAGTATCGGTATATTTTCAAGAACAGACGGCCTGCTAGATGGCGGATCCCCAATATCATTCAATGGACAAAGTGGAACTTATTCAGTTCCTGCCAAGATTGTTTCGGAAGGAACGTTAGGTGCATTCTCGTTTAATGGACATAATGGAACTGCATACGTAAACGGTGCAATTATCCTAGCATCTGTGGTAGCAGGAACTGATACTACCGGCGACCCATATATCAAAACCAACATTACTTTTGCTACCAGCGATGGCACCAATCAACCGGATCAGGCCTTGTTGATTCGACATGACAAAGTTGTAGAATCACCATGTTTTAGAGCAACTCCGTTTGCCGATGCAACTGCTAGAACTGCGGCGATTGCTTCACCACAGGCAGGCATGATTACTTACCTGACCAGTACAAACAAGCTACAGGCTTATAACGGTGCCGGTTGGCAAGATTTGTTCTAATCAAATAGAATATTTGAAAAAGTCCACATCACGTTCGTGGACTTTTTTTATGAGTTGAATACTTTGATCATTAAAATATTTTTTAAATTCCCAATGATCATATCCGCTGATACAGGGCAAAGGAATATTGCAATTTAGATATTCCTTTACTTTTTTAAAATCGTTTTCAAGTGATTCTGCTCGGCATACATAATCAACCCACTCGTCATTTATATGAACAAAGTCAATTTGATTAGTAAATCGTGTAAACCATCTGGGGAAATTAAATTCAATTTCTGGATTACAATAATCTTTGACCCATTCATTAATAGGTTTTAGATCTAACAAAGTTTGATTGTTCCAATCTAACCAATAGCCCTCTGTGCTTACTTTACGATACAAACTGTATACACGTTGCCACGGGTTACGAACAACGCTCATGGTCTTTGCATCAGGATAGTGATCCTTTACTATACCTAAATGAGGGTGATCAATCATCCATAAATCTGTATCAATAACATCGAAATTTGGTTTGATCCAATCACTAATAATTTTCTTCATTGCCATACCTGTCCGAGGAACATGTATGTATGCTAGCCTAGGACGACTGATATAAAACGTACCCATCACTTCACTTTAATTAATTTGATAATCCAGCCCATCGGATCTAATTCCCACCATTTTTCTCCTGCATACCATCTGCCTGGATTTGCGTGATGATTGTTATGCCACCCTTCACCTAGTGCAATGATTGCGGCAATCCAACTATTGGTGCTACGATCTGTGGTTTCAAAATTTCTATATCCATGATTGTGTCCTAACACGTTGACCAGTCCAATGACTTGAACCGTTAGTGTAGCAGGTAACGCATATACAAATAAAAACAGTAAAGGGTTAATTGCTATTAACACCAAACCAGTTATGATAATAATTTTAAAATAATGATTAAAGATAAACTTATGTAACGGGCTACGAATAAGATCTTTTACATATTTTAACGAGATAGATTCCACATGCCAGTCATACCCAACCCAGACTTTGAATGCGGCCCAATAATTAAACTTGCCGTCTACATTCGGCGAGTGGGGATCGCCAGCTTTGTCTGAGTTAACATGGTGCATTCTATGTAGTCCTACCCAAGCAATAGTGGGACCGATAGTTGAATATACAGTTAACCAAACAAGTATATTTTCTAACCACGGCCAGGTTTTAAAACTTTTGTGTGTTAACATTCTATGCAATGTTATAATAGAACTAACATGTCCAATCACAAACCAAGATGCCAATGCGATCCACAGCCAGTAAAATTCATTAGTGTAAAATACATAACTGACAGCAACAATACTAGCAATGAAATTGAATAACTGTAATAGTCTTACTTTAAGATTATAGTTCATGTTCCTTCTGGCAATATTGTCCACTCCTCGTGATTAATAATTTTAGGATCCCATTCTGTAAATTTTCCAGGAACCGTTTCGTAGTATACAAAGTTCTGCCAACATTTTTGCACAGACCACGGACATGTTTGTGCATATCCTTGCCCCAAGGTCCACTTGCTATTAGACGCAATATCCATATGCTTGACCCAAGTGTCCCACCAACGCTTTCCACCACGTGGTCTATTCTGCATGGTAATCAAATATATATCATAGTCGTTAACTGCTTCTAATGCATCAATTAAACTACAGGTCACCCTAAAGCCATCTGTCATGTCAGTGTGCTTCATACGAAACTCTGGAAACGTGTATAAACGATTGATCTGTTTGGCTACATTTTTTGGATAACGGCTGTCATTGAACACACCTCCCATAACCATGGGTTTGCCTGTAGACTTCTGATAGACCACTCCGTAGCCTGTATGTTGCTCTACTACTAGATTTTCTTTGGTGTAGTTATAACGTAACCAATTATCTTCTTGTAAACAAATATCGCGAACATGCTCAAACTCAGGAGTTGAGTTATAATAAATTTCTATGTGTGTATTGGTTAAATCATATCTATTTTGCATAGAATCATATTTACTTAAATAGTCAAGAGAAGAAAAATAATGTTAGACACCGCAGTTACAAAACTTAATTTTACTATAAAATTAGACAGCTTAAAAGAGTATTATCGAACACTGTCGACTGATTACGATCATCTGTGTTGGAAGTGGGATAGATACGGACATGAGATCACCGACGAATGGTATAACAGAATTATCAGTAACGGCCCCGGATGCATATTGCCCTATGGGTGGGCAATACAAAGTAACCTAGTAGATTTAACGATCCCGTGTCCTCCATATAATATCAGCACACACGAAAGATGCGAATATCGTAACACAGAATTGGCATTTGGTCTAGTTACTAAATTACAAAATCTTATCCCTTATGCATATCGTTGGAGTTTGGTTGTCCAACCCCCTACAGGTAAAGTGTCAAGGCATGTCGATCAAGGAGACGAGTATACAGCACATATTCCAATTTACGATACACCCGGTGCTATTTTTAAGTTTTGGGATCATGCCGGCAATCGCAAAGAGGTTGGAATGATTGCAGACGGAACAGTATATTTGGTTGATACTATAATAGAACACGAAACTGAAAACTATAGCAATACAGATCGTATAGGATTAGTATTTCGTTTCAAGAGAGATGACTTACCAAAATTGTTGGAACTCACAGGCGAGATTGAATGACTGTAATTTATACACCCGTAGACATTGAATTTGATATGCCTGATGAGCAAACAGTTATTGATTGGTTTCATGCTAACAAGATTACTGACACAGACTACTGGGAATACGAAGAGGGTAGACATGAATGGTGTTATGTTGCCTTACGCAAGGATCCCGGCAATTGGCACACATACGATGCATGGCTAGACTGGTCTAAAGAACGCAAGCCTATAGACGATGCTGGATTAGTATTTCATCCAGGATTTGAAGAAGCGTTTCCTGGATTAGCGAAGTGTGTGCGTGAGTTGCCCTTTGATCAAATTGGCACTAGCGGTTTCATTATGCAAATAGGAACAATTCCTCCGCATAATGATGCTGAATATGATATGACTGAACCTAGACGTTATATCATTTATGCAACTGATCCTGCATACAATACTTTTCACTTTGTGCATAAAGGTGAAAAGATTTGGCCACAAATAGATCCTAAATATCGATGTTTCGCATTTAACAACACCGATGTAGAACACGCTGCTGATCCTACTAATAGAACTAAAATATTGTTAAGCACAGTTGGCATAATGAATAAAGAAAAGCACGAAGCATTGCTAAAACGTAGCATAGAAAAATTTGCAGACAAGGTTATTAGAATATGAAATTTAATTATTATTATAATCAAGTTCCAGGTCAAGGCGAACAACGGAATAATTTAATCTATACAAGTCTAATGTCAGAGGACAAAAAAACATTTGTACAATGGTATTATAATGATACTGAATATCATAAAGGACAGAACGAAGTAGTAGATCCTAGCAAGATGGAAGAAAAGTGGCTACGCGAAGTAAACTACCTTACACAAATGCGTAACAAATACCCAGACCTAGTTCCCAAAATTATCAATATTGATTTGGCTGCTAGAAAACTTTACCTAGAAGTGGATGGTGTAGACTTTTGGAATCGAGCAGAATGTGATGTTGCAAACTATGATAAAGTTATACCGGACTGGCAAGAGCAAATGCTTAATATTATACAAACATATAAAGACTTAGGATGGTACAAATACAGTATGCATCCTAGCAGCTATTTTGTAGTTGATGGCAAACTAAAGAGTATAAACTACTTTTTTACATATAGAGAAAATGAAGGGCCTATTAGTATTGCAGATCATGCCAGTCATATATACAGTACTAGACAAGATATCATGCGTAAACAAATAGAAGCAATGGAACTAAGTTGGGATAAACCAGAATCATTAAAGACATTGCAGATACTGTGTTTTGAAAGTTTTAGAAGTAACTACCCAGTAGACTTTATTGAGAAGGCAAAAGCAATTTATGATTAAAGGAATTAACAATCAGCCATACATCGATATGTCTCCGTATATTGATATGGATCAGTTCGATCAACTACAGCCTGAAATACTTCGAGGCTTTGCAGATGCACGAGAATTTGCTAAAGAAGGCACATGGATGAAGCCCGCTTTTAAAATAGAAGACATGAGTTACATTCCAAATTGGAAACCTATCTACAAAGCAATAGAAGAATTTTTAGCTTTACCCGATAACGATCCTATTAAACAAGGCGGCATTGATTTGTATAGAGACTTTCAAGATTTCACGGTACGCAATAGATTTACTCGATATATTAAAATGGCTATGGGAGCATACGATCCTTACATTTATTATTTTCTATGGGAACAGGGTTCGTGGGATGATCGAAGTGCTACTAGAAAACTCACGCCCGAAGCCGCACACTTTCCAGGAACAGTTGCATGGGTAGAAAACTTAATTACTACAGGAATATTTGAAAATATCGGACGAGTAATATTCTTCCATTGTGAAGCGGGAGGTATTCCTTTTGAGCATAGAGATCTAGATGGCGAAAAAGGATTACAGGAAGACTACACCGATAACGTAAACGAGTTTATACACATCCGACCTAATACAAAGAAACCGTTTTATTTGTGGGATCCTGAAAAGCGCAATCACACATACATCAATAGTCGTGCTGCGTGGTGGAATGATCAAGACTGGCACGGTGGTAATGCTACTATGGAACAAAGCTACGGATTGCGTATCGATGGTAAGTTTACAGAAGAATTTAAATTACTTATAGCCAGTAAAAGTTAATAAAAACTTAGGTGCTAATCCTACATTAGAACCTGCATGCCAAGCATGTAAATCAGCGTATTGATATATGCTACCTTGCTGTTCCATGTAGTATGCATCGTCGGCAGTGACAAATACATGTCCTGCTGATGGTCTACTTAGAAAACAAAAATATCTCACAAGCGTGCCTAGTTGTTCGTGTTCTTTTTCCCAAGGATTAATATCCCAATGCCACGGTGTGCATTTGCCTGGACGGATTTCACTGACCCAGCACATTAGCGGTTTAGCATTAACTACCGCACTAATAACACGTTCGTAATTTTTATGAAAGTGAACTCCCGATTGGTAGTGGCGATATTCGACTGTGTGCTCATCATATCCTGCAGATTTTAACATCTCGGTCTGATTAAGATATTCGTTATAGTATGGATTGTTTTTAGACAGTTCCATGTGCCCGTGGCTGGGGTCAACCGTATGAGTACTAAGTTCGTTAATTAAACTTTCACACAGTTCTTTACCGAGTGTAGATATATGAATTTTCATATTAGTTTAAATTCGACTGGCAAAATACTTTTAAACATATCTAGTTTATTTTTTTCTATATTAAAATTTACTACCATTGGAGAATATGAAAAATTGCTTATATAGCCTAACTTATTTGCTTTGTTAAGCCACGAGCTCAACGTATTATCAAATATAAACCTAGTATCGTCGGTGTTAGCTACAGTTGAAGACAATGTTATCTCTACCGGATCTAGTAGTTCATTCTTTTTTAGTAAATGTCTAACTACTAATTGTACTCTAGTACGTCTGCCAAAATTAGCAGCAGTGTGCAGTAGTCCTGCATCCATATCATACCAAACACCGTCTTGTTCTAAAAGACACATTTGCTCTTTGACTAAGTCCATAAGATAGCATGCTTCACCTAGTATGTTAAGATGGTATCGATCATCGATATCTGCATGAGTTTGATAACAATGGGCTGGATCTAAAATAATGATTCTTGCTTCTCCTTTAGTTATAGGCAGTGAATTATATAAAGTTTCCCAAACGGTGCCTTTGAATTCTTCTTTCAATTCCCATGTATCATAAAAGAAGTTTCCGGTTGGGCAGTTTATAGTGGTCTTCATATCTTGACTTGGTAACTGGTCACAAGCCTCTCGAAATAACGATGTATCAACTGTGTAATTTGTCTTGGATAGCATGAAATATTTACCCTATAAACCGTGCATATAAATATTTCATGGATATCATAGACCAAGCAACTGAGATACTTAGAAAGCCTATCGGTTGGATAGAATTGGATCTAACATTCGATTTATCAAAGTGGAAACAAGAAGCTAAACTAGCAGAATCTTTTTTAGTTCCCCACAGAGAGGGCGGCGGGCATAACGGCTGGCGGAGCTGTTGTATCCACGGCCAAAGCGTTGAGCATACTGGAACTGATTTAAATGTACCATTAGAATCCTATAACTGGACAGAACTATCAATGCTAACTCCTACGATTACTAACTTTTGGAAATCTATACCAACTGAGAGATTTGCTCGATTGAGATTTATGGAACTGGCATCTGGCGGCCACATTGCTCCTCACAATGATTCTCCAAACGGTGTTAGAAACACTGATTTTGACATGATGGATCATATGATTCCAATCAATGTTGCTATCGTACATCCTGACAACTGTTACATGACATTAGACGGGCATGGCACAGTTCCGTTCTCCGAAGGCAAGGCATTCATAGTTAATATAACCAGTACACATTCAGTTGTTAATAATAGTCCAAGTCCTCGCATGCATATGATTGCTCATTGTGTCATCGGCAATAAAAAGAAAGAGTTTGCAGAATTAGTAGTAAGAAGTTATAATAAACAATATGAACGTGGTAAAATTTCAACAATTTAAAAACCCAATTGTTTTCTGTTTTGTAGACAACACACATACCTATCCTAGTTCATGGGCTAGTGAACTTGTCAAAAATATTTCCGATTTTACAATATCAAATACATTTTCTAAGGGCTACGACATTATCCAAGGTCAGGATGAGGATATATTATTACGAGCAGCTGTAGATTACGGGTATAAATCAGCCGTGGTATTTTCAACCGGAACAGAATTTATAAACGGACAGGCATTTTATAATGCTGTAGAAGAGCTATCAAAAACTGATACATTTTTAGCAGGGCATATCTTAGATAGAGGAGATGCATATTATGAACTCCACCACCAATGTTATTTTGTAAATTTAAATATATTTAAAAAATTAAATTATCCAGTAGTAGGCAAACAAGAATTAGGAGCCGGCCATCAACAATATGCTCCTCATCGTAGTAAAGAAAATATACATGACCATTATACTCCTATATGGGTTAATGGTGGGACAAATCTTGTAACTTATAATCATAAATGTCACGGTTGGAACTTATTAAAAGAATCGTTTGACAATCAATTACCTGTGATTATTTTTGATGATACTGTTCGAGAAAATAAAAAACATTACTATCCAGAAAATCAAAGAGAATTTTTAAATCACATTCAGTGGGCATATAAAAGATTTCATTTTTGTTCCAACGAATTCATTCATACAGCCAATACAGAAAAGATGAATTTTGATCAAGGAGAATTTGAACAGTGTGTTGTGCCGGCTAGCGGTGATTGGTGGGTTAATGTAATAAGCAAAACTAAACCAGTTAAAGTAATAATGTACGACTACAATCAACAAGCATTAGACTACTGGAGATCGCATGCTCCTTTGCTTGACAACGTCACTTACGATTTTATTAAAATAGACCTGCTAACTGACGAATACTATTTTGATAATTTAAATTTAACCTTGCCAACTTTGATAAATTTGTCCAATATATATGCCTACGAAGGAACTAGTTTTTTCTATAGTTTAGATCATCGATTATATAAAGAAAATGAAATGATTAAAAATATCAAGAATAAATTTTCAAACGCAGTGATAAATTTTTCATTGCGGGCCTGCACTGGATTTGCAAACATGTCCTTGTATAATGATATAACTTCTGTAGAGATTAATACATTACAAAAACCAACATGGCATTCTAGAGATTGGCTATGAGTTATAATTTACACAACATCGATGGGGTTATCTTACCGTTTGATAAAACGTGGAACAGCATTGCTATTGGTCTAAGCGGTGGAGCAGACAGTGCCTTGCTGGCATATTTGCTTTGCAGTCATGCACATTCCAAAATGGCAGTTCACATAATTAGTCATACTAGAATGTGGAAAACTCGACCATGGCAAAGTCATGATAGTATGAGAGTATTCGATTGGTTGACTATGAAATTTCCTAATCTTAAACTGGTTAGACACACAAATTTTATAGCACCAGATGTTGAATACGGAAATATGGGGCCTAGTATAACAGATGAATACGGAAAAAAAGTCAGTGGGGATAACGCACAACAGCGTGCCTACGCAGAATTTGTCTGCCACACACATGAAGTAAAAGCATATTACAATGCAGTAACTAGGAATCCAAGAACTGATGCATTTACGGGCATGGTTGAAAGAGATCTCGAACCTACAGACAAAAACAAACATTTAGAACTAATGACACACATGGGTGTTTTAGTGAGTCACCCTTTTAGATTCGTAGAAAAGAAATGGATAGTTAAACAATATCAGCGTTTAAATATACAAGAGTTGTTTGAAATAACTCGCAGTTGTGAAGGCGAGTTTGACGGGATAGATTATACAACATATAAACCTGGACAGCATGTTCCAACATGCGGCAAATGTTTTTGGTGCAAAGAAAGAGAGTGGGCAATTGAACAATCAAAGTAAAACATTTTGTATGCATCCGTTCACCGGACTAGCAACTAGAGAAGACGGTGCTGTTAAAGTCTGCTGTCGAAGCCATCCTGTTGGATTTATTCAAGATCAAACATTAGAAGAGATTTGGAATAACAATGTCATGCAACAGATACGTAAACAGGTATTAAACAATGAACGTCCTGCAGAATGTGCTCCTTGCTTTAATCTAGAAGATCAAGGTGTAGAAAGTCTGCGGCAGCGACATATTGCAGGTGTGATTCCAGAGGCACGTATTAATTTGTATCCCAATGCTGTATCAACACTGCGTAAAGACTATACAATGCCTTTTGAGATTCCTACTATAGAAATTAAGATGAATAACTTATGTAATCTCAAATGCCGAATGTGTAATCCTATGGATAGTACGTCATGGAATGATTGGCAAGAAGTAGAAGAACATTATAAAAAAGAAGATAACTTCCTAGTACAAAAGGTCATAGACTTAAATCTCAAGAACAAGCCGTTTCTTGACAGTTTCGTAGATACCGACAATTGGTGGACTAGCTTTGAAAAACTACTGCCGTACTTCAGACGTGTGGAGTTTGCTGGTGGTGAACCGTTAATGGATCCAACACATTATAAAATTTTAGATATGCTTGCTCCTTATGGAGATCAAATTGAAATTAAGTATGCCACTAACTTGACTATGTTAGGCAAGAGCAATCGCACCATATGGGAATATTGGCCTAAGTTTAAATCAGTAGCAGTCAATGTAAGTATTGATGGCATAGGTGATAGCTACGAGTACGTCCGGGGAAACGCCAGTTGGTCAGAACTTGTTAATAATATTAACCAGATACAAACCATCCCCAATGTGAGCAGAATTGTAGGTGCTGTTGCTGTGCAAGTTAGCAATGTTCTTATACTTGACAAAATGATAGAATTGTTCTTAAACGATCTTGGCATTGTGTTTTACACCAACATGGTTAACTATCCTAATGTTTTATCAGCACAGGTATTGCCAGGCCCTTTAAAAAATGTTGCAATTACACGTTTACTAAATGTACAAGATAAATTAGCTAATTTTAAATTAGTGGAAAAACATCCCATGTTGCTTGATTTGACCAGAGGTCAAATTACCGGAGTCATAAACTATCTTAATTCTAATGATCAAAGTGATAAATGGCAAGAGTGCATAGAATTTAATCACAAACTAGATGCTACTCGTAATCAATGTTTTGAAAAAATAACTCCAGAGTTTGTGCCTTATGTATAAGATAACTTCTGCTTGGCCTCATCAAGATCAACTCAAGGTTGAATGGAATCTAGGAAAGAGATGCAACTACGATTGTAGTTATTGTCCAGCAGTGATCCACGACAACTATAGTCCTCACACAGATATTAATATATTAGAATCAACCGTGGACAAACTTTGTGAACTAGGAAAACCATTGCGTATAAGTTTAACGGGTGGCGAACCTTGTGTTCATCCCGATATACAAGATCTGCTTGATTACTTTAAACGTAAAGATATATTTTGGATTAATTTAACTACCAACGGTACTCGAGGATATCGTTGGTATTTAGATAACGAAATGTATTTCAATCATCTTGTGTTTAGTTTACATTTTGAACAAGACTGGACTAGGATATTTGATACTATTTTAAAATACTATGACAGCACAGAACAAGACTTCTTTGTTAATGTTATGGCCCACCACAAGTATATACATAATGTAAAAGTTGTTGTTAAAAAGTTCGATGAGATTGGAATCAAATATGCCATTCGTCGAATCCGATGGACTGAGGGAGATCATAATGTGTTCGACGACATGCGCTATGATGGTAAAGACTTAGAATGGATCATTGCACGTGATGCTACTGTTAAACCTAACTGTAGAATAGACGATTCTCAAATTATTCATGCCAATGATGTAATTAAAACACACATGAATCAATTTAAGGGGTGGTCGTGCAATGCTGGTATTGAGAGTCTAATGATTAACTGGGACGGCGAAGTACATCGTGCTACTTGTCGTGTCGGTGGTAGTTTAGGAAATATCTATAACGGAACATTTTTAATGCCGAAAGGTCCGATAGTCTGTACAAGAGATAACTGTACCTGTGCCGCGGATATTCCTTTAACAAAATTTAGAGATGTGGGTGTCGGGCTGACATGAACAATCATTCTTCGGGCATATCACAGGATTCATCCCATTAAGGTCAACTCCACACGATCCTTTAACAGTACCGTCCCAATTTATCACTATAGATTCAACTCCTAGCATACAATTCCATCCTTTAAACTTATTCCAATTGTTAAGTATGATTGTATGGGGTTTTGCAACCTTAGCTGTATTGTCGTCAAATAATATAACGCTCTGATGTAATTTAAAATCATCAATGTGTTTCAACAATCTATCACTGGACGGAATACGTTTTATACTGCTTTCTAGGTAGGCTATCTGTTCTGAGTTATAGCAATCAACTCCACAACCCGGAGCATCAACAATTTCTTTAGTTTGTATTATCCAAGGATACTTACTGGTCAACATAACATTCACGGCATCAACGCACCTATCCCAATTTTTAAAATCCATTAAAACAAGCGTTGTGACTTTGAGTTCTTTCTCATATAGAAAATCAGCTACAGCACAGTGATGTTCGAGGTCAGCATATTCATTATGAAAACTTAATGTGACGTCGTCAAAATACAGATAATTGTTTTTCCACCATTCCAACGTTCTAGACCCGTTAGAGACCAGTGTGATAAAAACATCGTGCGTTTCTTTTAATTGTTTACAGAAGTTTTCTAATTTCGGCCATAATGTGGGTTCTCCACCACCGGATATAGTTAAATGGAATTTTGTTTTTCCTGCCTGTTTGTATTGATCAAACACATTTCTAAAATTTTCTAGTATGGAGTCTAGATCTCTAGGGTATCTAAATTTCCCCTCGTGTGTGCCTGGCCAGCAATAAGAACAATTAAAATTACATATGTCGGTAGGAAAGAATCGAATCTGTAATAGATTCTCGTCTTGAGTTGATATAATCTTAATCGGAATCATAAATTTTGTAGTTCTGGGAATACATCAGTATAGCATGTGCCACGAACACTGTCGGTGGTGGTTAGATAATCAACCAAGGTTGGAATCTTATTAGACCAATCCTCAGATTCCATATAATTTATCAATCCCTTCCATCTTGTTAAACCATAAGGATTATTCATAAATTCGATGCTGGTCATATTGCTGTCACAGAAACGATCAATGCGAGTTTTCACTTGATCCTTTAGATGTTTAGGTAATACTCTTACATTTAAATAGCTTGGCAAATACACTAGATGTGTTCCGATTAAACCGGCGCCGTATGGTGGCAAGTTTATCTTTTTAAAATTCATACTAGTTTTCCAATTCACCAAGTCTGGAATAGTCAACACATTCATTAGTTGTACGGCACAGGCAATATTAACAACAATATTATCGGGAGTATCGTCCAATCGTTCTAGATTTGAAACTACGTTGGCCCATTTACTAGGATAACGAATATAATCGTTACGTTCTTCTAATGCATCTATACTGAAATTGAATTTGACTTGCTTAAAGTGTGACCATAATTCAAAAAGTCTTTCAGGCAATTCTAATCCATTGCTGTTGTATCGTAGTACACAATTTTTTGCATTACCTGTTTCAACCATGAATTCTAATATTTTATAGTGCTCTGGGATCAACAACGGTTCGCCGCCTGCAAAATATAATTCTTTAATGAACGTTGCTTGTTGCTTCATTTCATTGAGAAATTTGTTGTTTTGATACCAAGTATAATCTCTATTTCTGTCGTCCCATATTTGATCTTTTATCAACTCTAGAGTTTTATATTTAGGATATTGTAACTTCCATTCTTTAATCCAAGAACTGCTATCGTGAGGACTACACATAATACATTTAAGTTGACATAAATTCCCTAATCGTAAATCAAAATATGGAATACTAACTGGCAAGGATCCGTCCTGTTCAGTAGTAGCAACAATGGCGTTGATATCCAACCGTTCCTTCCAGACTACAGTTTCCCACTGTCTCTTACTGGTAATACCTTTAGATTCTTCTTCAAAACATTTAGTGCAACTCGCAGGAGTCTCGTCGTTCATCATTTGTAAACGAGTTGCCTTCATCTGAGAGGAATTCCATATTTCTTCTATAGAATAATCTCGTAGATTCATGATATGCCCATCTTGTGTGACAAGCCCAGATTCTTTAGAATCTACAACGCCGGCACCAGATGCATTGGCTGTGCAACATACCCTAACATCGCCGTTGGGTCTAGTTGCTAAATGTATCCAGGGCAAAGGACAAAACTTATTCATCTAAACTGATAGTCTCTAAAAATTGATCTGAACACTTGCTTATTTCTGTTTCCGGATGTTTACCACAACTTCTTGCACATATGATATTTTTATTTTTTCCTGACCACATGTCGGTCCAGATATTTTGATATTCAGGACTGTCAATAATGTCTTTTATGCTACGTTTTAATATGTTTACTTCGCCTAACTGCGCCACCATGTTTTCGTGTTGCTCTTTAATTTTTTTTCTTACTTCAAAAGATGCATCTTCTGAAATATGAGTGTATGGAGTATTAGCTAACCAACAACAAGCATATAGATCTCCATATGCATCTATGTAAACTTCTTTGGTTTTTAACACCTGACATTCTATCACAGCATCTTTAACAATCTGTTTATAATTATCAATAGCTTTTTTATCGATAAACTTCATGGTAGTATCAGTGGATGGCTCGATATAATGCGTGATCTCTCCTTGGCGATTAACTACTTTTACACGTGGTTCTATTATAAATCTCGAACTCGCCTTTAAATTGAATCTCACAAATCCAAGATCTTTAGCTAGTTGTTGTGCTTCTTCTACTTGATGTTCATTGTGTTTAAATTTAATAAACGCCCACTCTGCTTGACCGCCTGCTGCAATAAATGATTTAGCGTTACGAATAATAGTATCAAAATTAGTGCCAACTCGGTATAAATGATTTGTGTCGGCAAGACCGTCTAACCCAAATGTTACCATGTGACCTGCTGGCAGCACTTTTGCTAATTCAGCCCACCACTCTGCTTTACGAGCACCCCCATTAGTATGCATATGGATTCGAATATCTGTTTTAATCTCTTTGGCATACCTACACATATCAAGCAGGTCATTATTCATCATAGGATCGCCGAATGTTCCGCACAGATAAAATCCATCGATTTGTGTTAACACCTCTGGATTCATGATTATTTTAAACTGTTCTAAAGTCCAATCACGATTAACGATTAAAGGGTTAATGCCTCCGCCATTAATGTTACGCGAGCACATGGGGCAACTGGCTTGACAATTATTAGATATTTCTAAATGAATCTGGGTCAACTGATCAAATGTAAACATCACTTGTAATCCTTGATGTAAGGAAAAAGAGATTTATAATCAGTGTTTCGTGTGTCGTCATATAATTTAAGCACACGAGTTCTTTCTTTCGTAACTTCTTCAAAATCAAAAACTTCTTTAAACAACATGTTTCTAATCGACTTAAACATTTCAAAGAAAGGAGGATTTTCTAAAAACATTTTTTCATTTTTATTTTTTTCAATATACGCTTCTATGTAGTCTGCTATTTGATGTTTCTGTTCGGGTTCTAAATATCGTATACAAAAATGTTTAGGTTGTTCCACCCAGTTAGGATTTATGGTAAAATCTTTTTGTGTATATGAAATTTCTTTAAAGGTGTCGAATATTTGTTCTATATCAAATATATTGAATATACTAAATGTGGGACTTAGTTTTAAATGTATGTTAAAAGAATTACTGAGCTTATCGAAATTTTTTCTAAAATGCTGATAGTTGGCAGGGTATCGAATAAAATTAAATTTTTTCTTATCAACATGATCCCAACTCACTGATATTGTAGTGAATTTAAATTTTTCTAATTTCTCAATTAATTTTTTATTCAACGACGTTAAATTAGTAATAAAATAGAGACGCTTATCTTGAGCTATGTTTTTACTGATTAGCTGATTGATAATATAGTGTGTAACAGGGCTTACTAATGGTTCACCACCGACTAACTGTAGTTCATCACAATCTATTATTGCTTTTTCATAATTAAGATAAAGGTGTTCTGCGTCTTGGTCAGTAATAGATCCCCTCCACTTTTCTTCATATTGATCTATAAACTCAATGTATTGGGGCAACTGAATTTTCTGTTCTTTCCATTGTATGACTTCTTCCTCTATCAAACTGCTTGACGCTTGGTTGCACATTATACATTTTAAATTACAAAGATTCCCTGTTTTTATTTGAATCACTTTAGGTAAGATAGAATAATGTCCGTTGTTTGAAATTGCAACAGCAGATAGAGTTTCGATCTGTGCATCAGTTATTCCTGCATCGCTGTTATATTTTTGTCTATGGGAAAACTCGTTGTTTTCTTCTTTTTTCCAACAGGTTGCACAGGTTTTATTTTTTGTGCCTGTGGATAGATCATACCTTAACTGTTTGTAATATTTGTTATTCCAAACTTTTTCGATTGGAGTTTTAAACGCATTGACTGGCTCAGTAACATTGTCGTCGCTAGGGACACCTGGTTCAGTAAAACAACAAGCCCGGTAATCGCCGTTGTTAAGACTATACATCATGTTAAATGGCACTATGCAAAATGTTTTATATTTAGAAATGTTATCCATTGACTGATCCAATAATCATAAACCTTTTGTATAAAGGCAGTTCTAGTTCGCCGGCAAACAATACATGATCTAAACCACATTGTTTTTTAAATTCGTCTAACGTTCTTGCTGTGCGAACATGTTCGGGAATATCATAATCGTTGCTTTGTAATACCAACATACTGTTGTGAGGCATTCCGCTTAACCATAGATCATATTGATCCTGGGTGATATGTTCACAACTAGTATTGATAATGACATCTGCATCACTGCGTATTTCACACATGTCTGCTGTGACAGCACGAAACCTTCCAACCATTTCTTCTATTTTATTCATGTTAGTCGCAATAAACTCGCAACTAGGATCGACATCGACGCTACGAATATTCTTGATAGGCATATCAGTTTGAAATAGCATACTAGCTAATACTCCAACCCACCCTCCGTGAATGTCTATACTGACAAACTTATTAATATTCTTGCGTAGATTTGTAATCAACCATTCCTTGCTTTTAAGTTGGCCACTCCAAAAGGCATCCATAGTCCGTATAGGATCTGGACTTTGCCGAATGGCCTGCATCCAGTGATGCAGATGTTCAGTGTCTATTTGCATTTGGGTATTTTGCTATCTGCCGAACTAACACAACTCGAAGTAACACATCTTATAGGCGCTGTAAATAATTCAAACTTATCCAAGGTGCCTAGCGGCACATCGTGACAGCTATAACTTCTTTTAATCTCATTACCTCTTATTATAACACTTTGGTATCCTGCATTGCAAGTCCAATCTTTAAATTTGTTAAATCCAAAAGCGTTAAAGCGTTCTGCTTGATCAAACAGATGTTCGGTACCATCTGCCTCGTATAACGCTATTTGGTATAGTTCTTCGCCATTGGCACGTTGTGGAAATCCCGTTTGCATTTTGTTAATCATATCTTCAGTGTATCCACCAACAATCGAACTAGCTGTAGGATCGCTTTGGGGTTTAAGTGTTACATTGATTCCACGTTTGTGGAATCGTTCCATACGCTCGTACAGCTCATAAAATTTTTCAGGTACCATTACTTGATTAATAGTGACATGTACTAGCTCATACTGTAACTGTAAACACTTGTCACCAAACTCTTGCTCTTTGGCAAATTCATCATGAAAGCTGGCTGTGATACTTCTACGTTGTAACATCTCAGTGTTCTTACACCAAGTGTTCCACCACTTGCTACCAGGACTCAAATTAGTGGTCATGTGTATGCTTTGATACTTAGATTCTAATTCGTCTAAATGTTTAACAAGATCATTTAACTGTTTATAAGCAGTAGGCTCTCCACCGCTGAAGCTCCAATGAAATTCTGTAAAATTATTTTCACGAGCTTGACGTTTTATTTCATCGACAGTGTTTTTATAAACTTCTAATGTTTGATGATCCACTTTATCTGATCGAGCGTATGGCCAACAGTAACTACAATTATAGTTACAAAATCTACCAAGTATCCAACTCGTTGAAAATAGAGGTCTGGACAACATTGTTCGTTGTCCAAATCTTACTATATCAGTGAAAGGAATATCTTGAAATAATTGCATTGGGTAGGTATTAAAATAAATATGTAGTCAGTTATTTAACATAGAGAAAACCAGAGATGAAATATATAGGAAATTTTAAAGATTGGTTAAAACCAGAATGGGTAGAGTACGTCTTGGCCAATGACGGCAATCCCCAACCTAAATACGAATTTGAACAAAACGATCTGATGGGAGCGATTGAACGAGGAGAACGTGCAGAGTTCTGTGAGTTTCAACAGAAATACGAAGCAGCTGGCTACAAACACAATTCATTGTTATATTATGTATTCGATCAGGATAATTTTCCTTTTGAAATACCATTGCCACCATTTGTAAATTTAAAGGAAGGACAAGGATACTATTGGAATCTTTTTAAATATCATCCAGGTAATCTATTGCCGGTACACAGCGACAAGGCAACTAAGTGGGAAAACAACTGCGAGCGTTATTGGATGAGTTGGCTAGATTGGCAAGATGGTCATGTTTTAATTTACGGAGATCAGATGATTGCTCCCTATAAGGCTGCAGATGCTTACAAGTTTACAGATCCTTTTGGAACTCATGGCGCGGCCAACATTGGTCTTACTACTCGTATAACCTTCCAGGTAACTATTTTTGATGAACAGCATTAAAAGAATTGTTGTGTTTGGATGTAGTTATGCGACCGGTGAAGAATTACTATATGACGAACTGGCTGTTGAGTTACTTGCTACTCGCAACAATACAGACCCAAGAGACTTCTTTAACGCCATTGAAAACAATGTTATCTATCAGGAACAATATACTAGTGTAATCGAAAGACAATATGCGCTTGCTTGGCCGGCAAAGCTGGCAATGTTAATGAATGCAGAGTGTGTTAACTTTGCAGAAAGCGGAAACTCAATGCAAAAGATGTTATGGCAGTTTCTTAATTATAAAGAACAATTAACTCAAACAGATTTAGTTATTTTTAGTCAAACCAAACCCGACCGTAATGTGTTCTTTAACGACAAGCCTGCATCATTTCAAATAGCATCGATGCTGGGACTGATTGGCGTAGGAAAGAATGGTAATGCATCTACGGTGATAGATTGCAACACAGACAAAGCCATGTTAAAATGGTTTACTGATGATAGAATTATATGGGACGACCTAATGGTGCTAATGTCCATTGGGTATTTTAAAACTGCGTATAACCTATGTGTCGTTCCTGCTATGCGAGCAAGTGAATACAAACTGAAAGAATATAACAACATGTTTAATGATACACTTAAAGTATTGCAAAACCAGTTGTTTTTAGGAAGCAAGACAATAGATGACTTTAAAGGCAGTGACAGTTTACTATGGGGACACCCTACATTACAAACACACGAACAATATGCCAACTATCTGTTCAAGGAGTTGACAAGTGTTTAAGTTTGATTTTGAATTTGATTTTACAAAGGACAAGTTATCAAACAGCCTTAGTTTATACGACGGGGATGTAGATGTATTATTTGATGCTGTTAATAATGTTGTTCCTAAGTATAGGGTGTCGTCGGAACAACGCCTAGCTGGATTTATTGATCAGTTTGAATATAAAACTAACGGATTTAAAGAACTTGAAAAATTAGCGCCGGTGAATGATATTATGTTAAGACGATTTGCAGCATTTATTAAAATGCCAATGAAAGATATAAATGCCTATTGTCTAACACTAGAAGGTGCTCTTGATTCAGCAGGTTGGTTGTGGAATACTAATTATCTTAACATTGTAGCAGACAACTACGATTTTAAAAACTTATCAAATCGTATTAATCCTGAATTAGAAGATATAACTGACAGAATAGAAAATTATAATAGAATTCACAATATTTTAAAGGGTAAAATATGAGTTTAACATATATGGGTAATTATGCAGAATGGATCAAGCCCGAATGGCTTGAAGAAGTTCTAACAAATATTGGACCTATGATACCACAAGATTATAGAGTGCATGAAGAAATGGTGCAAAAATCTTTGCGGGGCAAGTTTGACAAAGTTAGTTTTGATGAAGAACAAAAAGATTGGCAGCAAATGAACGAAGCGTATGACTATGACGGAAACTTTTTCTTTGAAATGTTTGATGTTCCGGATCTATCTTTTAATATAATGAAACCAGAAAATCGTCCGCCATTCTTAGAATTCGACGGGCCGTTTGCTTGGTGGATTACTAAATTACAACCGGGTAAATTTACACCTATGCACAGAGATTCGTATTCAGTCGGGTGCCCTACATACAAATATTGGATGGCATGGACTGACTGGGAACCAGGACAAGTTTTGATGACTGAAGAGGACGCAATTATCAAATATAAAGCCGGAGATGTTTATAAGTTTACTGACCCGTTCATACTGCATGGTGCTGCTAACGCCGGTATGCAAACTAGAGTAGCACTACAAATTACTACCTGGAGACCTAATCGAGGTATTGGTTGATGAACTATATAGGCAATTTTTCATCTTGGATACAAGATTCGTGGATTCAAGAAATATTAAATAATTCTGGGTGGAGTCTTCCTAAAGATTTATCAAATGATCCTTCTGTGATTCTTAATGAGGACGAAAAAAAATGGTTCAACTCTGGATATAGCAGAAACGATCATTTCTTTTCTGCATTTTATAAAGAACATTGTTCGTTCAACATAGAAGCCCCATGGAGTCCTCAAAGTTGGGATTGGTGGATTGTTAAGATGATGCCTGGACAATTTATTCCAATCCACGGAGATCTTTCTATGGCAACTAGAAAAAATGCAAAAAGTTATTGGATGCCTTTTCAAGACTGGAATGTAGGTCATGTGTTCATGTATCGAGACAACACTGTGACTAATTACAAAAAAGGTGACGTATTTGAATATGATGCCTCTATTGTTCACTGTGCTGTAAACATTAGTCTAACTCCTAGAATAATCTTACAGGTTAGAGAATATGAGGAATGAAAAATATACATATACTGTCGTTCAGTGACAGCGACACATTTATTCCAGTATTATGGGCAAGTGCAAAAACATATTACGAGAAGTACGGACAGCATCCTGAGAAATATAATTGGGTGTTACCCATTGCTGAGTTCTTAGATGAAGACTTGGCTAAAATAGAAATATCAAACAATCCTCCCGATATCTTTGGTGTAAGTTTATATGTGTGGAACTTTGAAAAAAGTTTGCGTATATGCCAATGGGTCAAAGAAACATGGCCCAACTGTATTGTTATAACAGGTGGCCCTCACCAATATTTTAAACATAGTAAGGATTGGTTTCAAAAACACACATTTATTGATGCCAGTGTACCTAGTGAAGTCTACGGTGAGGTTGTTATTACAGATATGCTTAACAACTTATCCGAGTCTGGCATAGACTGGAACAAGGTTGAAAAGATTGTATATCCTAATAAGAAACGTACACTACAATTACAGAGCCCTAAGGCAACATATCAATTAGACTTTAAATGGGACTTCAGTGCGTTTAAAGAACAAGCAGAGTTTGTCAAAGAATATGTAGAAAAATTCAAAGCTCACTCAACTGCTACACTTCATTGTAAATTAGAAACTACAAGAGGGTGTCCTTATCAATGTACATTCTGTGACTGGGGAGGTGGTGTTGGCACTAAAGTTATCAAGAAAGACATCGAGTGTGTTAGAACAGACTTGGATGTATTAATGGCACAGGCAGTATCCAGTATCTATATATGCGATGCAAACTTTGGCATTAACGGCGACCGCGATGTAGAAATCATTCAATACATTGCAGATAAGAAGAAAACATATGTTGGTAAAGAATTTCCAAATATACAATACGGTGGATTTGCAAAAACTAACAGACATTTTGAATACCTGCGAAGTATTTTTACAATTGAGGCTGAGAATAATTTATCGTATGTTTATAAAATTAGCCAGCAATCATTTAACACACAAATACTAGACAACATTAAACGCACAGATTTAAGAGATAACGAACACTGGGAACTTGCAAACTACTTACGACAAACTTATCACTATGAAGCTGTTGTAGAACTTATACTAGGGCTACCTGGTATGACCACTGAAATTTGGTACACTGAGTTTAACAAGCCGTACTCTGAGGGTGTCCTTGTTAGAGCATATGAATGGCATTTATTACCAGAAGCAGAGTCGTACGACGATATGTATAGAAATAAGTTTGGATTACAAACTGCAAAGAAATCTTATAGTGATGATGCATGGTCTATTCCCGCAGAGATCGTTGTAGAAAGTAAAACATACTCTCGAAACGACTATAAAGATATGATGACAATTTATGCCATTTACTTTTTCTTTGAGCAAAGCGGAGTCTACAGAAAGACTATTAAAGATCTAGGTATACCATTTGGTGAATTCTTAAAGCAATTCTACAATGAATGCTACCCTAAGTTATTACTGCAAAGTAAGAGCTTACAGCATTTAGACGATCACCTAACAGCATTTGTAAAAGATGAAACTAACACTACACAACTTAGCATTCAATGGAACAACAATACTAACTATACTATTTTGGTCTGGGCTTATTTAATTTTAGAATATTTTAAGAATTTTGAAGACTTAGATCCAATAGTTAACGAATGGTTGCTGTCTGTTGGTGCTGATAAAAAACTGTGTAAACAGGACAGTAAACTAATACACTCTGAAGATAGGATGAATACCGTAAGCAGATCACTGTTTTCTAAAATAAAATACAACAACTTTAAAGATATTGGCGATCTACTGTATGACTTAAACGGTACATACCAATACTACTACGGCAATATTTTGATTGCATCAAGAACCCTATTTTAACGCATATGGGGCCGATAAATACTATATGAAAAACCCTGTAGAAAAATTAAACTTCTCTGTCGACGTAACTCAATTGCAAGATTACTATCAGACACTAACACTCAATTACCCCGAGTATCGATGGAGTGTTAAAGAATTTGCAAAAAAAGACGAATACACAGCAACTCGTGTTGCTGACAGTTTACCAAACTACGGATGGGCAATTACTACAGAGATACTAGACGAAACTAGCAAGTCAAATCCTCCATGGCCTGAAGTTCTTAATGAGTTTAGTTATGCCGAGAAAAATTTAAAAGAAGAACGTAAGACTCTATTAGCATTTGGGATAGTAGAAAAACTACTTGAAGTTATTCCGTATGCTCACCATGTAATAATTTCAGTGTTTCCGTCTACCGGAGCAACCATCCCACACACTGATCAAGACTTTTTGTTAAGAGTGCATATACCTATAATCACTAATGACAAAAACCGATGGTTATCTGACGACAAGTATTTTTATTTTAAAGATTTAGGAACTCCTTATCTGTGCGACACTAGAAAAATGCATGCCGCATTTAATGACGGTAAGCAAGACAGGGTTCATCTAGTATTTGCGTTTGAAGACAAATATTTAGAAGAAATTAAAAAGATAACTGGAATTATAAAGTTATGAAAAGTTGGCCATGGTTTGATAACAACTTCTTGCCTCCGCAAGATTATAATCCGTACCCTAGAAAAAATCATCCCAACTATGGTGTGAATTCGCACAACTACAGATGTCCCGAGTTTGATACGATTGACTGGAAAAACAGTTATGTGTTACTAGGCGGATCGGATGTCTTTGGAGAAGGTTTAAAAGACAACGAAGTGATGAGCCACTTTCTACAAGAAATGTTGGGAGAGCCTGTAATTAATTTATCAGTGCCTGCCGCTTCGAATCAGCATATTGTTTTAACTATGAGTATGTTGGCAAAACATCATATACCCAAGGCATGGTTGGTTGGTTGGAGCGATGAAGGCAGATGGCTACATTGGGACGCAAAGTCTGAAAATCCTGTAGATGTACAAGCTCACCGAGGACCCCACGAACAATATTGTGGCAATCCCTATCCTCAAATACTAGATTCTTTGCATTGGTATTCAAGTCAAGCACGAGTAACTGCACAGGCAATAGCAGGTAATAGGCTAGTTGAAATCGGCGGAGATCCTTTTCCAATTTTAAGAGAATGGGGAGTTACTCCTGTGCCATACTTGGACACATGTGTAGACGATCAACACATTGGTATCGAAACACAGCGTAAGGCTGCTGAAATATTATACAATAAAATTAAGAAACTAAGACTATGACAAGTGCAGCAAGTCAAGTTCAAAATTTTTATAGTGAAATTAAATTTCCAGGATTGTATAGTCTTGATGATTTAAATTTTTATCGAGATAGTATACACAATAATTTCTTATCTGTTTATAACGATGGAGTACAGGGATGTAGTCAAGTATTAGACGTCGGCTGTGGAACAGGATTTATTACTAATCTATTAGCAATCAAGAATTCTAAAATAAAATTTGATGCTGTGGATTTCAGCGATAGCATAGACTACGCTCGAAGATTCGGTGTTAAAAACAAAATAAAAAATGTAAATTATTTCAAAGAAGATTTCTTTAATTTTTATTCAGAACAAAAGTATGACTGTATTGTTTGTAACGGTGTAATACATCATATGCCAGATTATAAAATTGCCATAGAAAAAATTAAGAATATGATTAAACCCAATGGTAAACTTATACTAGGAGTGTACAACAGCTACGGTAAAACCGTTAAGAAACTAGTACCTGTAAAGTATCGATCAGAATTATTAAGAACAGATCAGGAAGATGTTCCATATGAAGTTAGTTTCACCAATGACGAATTTCTAAATTATTTTCCGGAGTTTACTGTAAACGTAATTTACCCAAGTATCAGCAATCACTTTGTTGATATGCGTAATTTATTAAATTACAAGAACGGTGGATTAACCATATACAACTTAACAAAAGAGTAAAGACATGAATAATTATAAAAGTTGGTGGTGGTTTGAAGAAAACTTTTTACCGCCCCAAATGGAAAATGTTTATCCAAGAATAAACCCTATCAACTATCGAGTTAATTCTTACGGATATCGTTGTCCCGAGTTTGACACGATCAATTGGGAGAATAGTTATGTGCTATTAGGAGCATCTAATATATTCGGTGAAGGTGTTTTAGAAAACGAAACAATAAGTCACTACTTACAAGAAATGTTGGGAGAGCCTGTAATTAATTTAGGTTTTGCTGCGGCATCAAACCAACACGTTCTACTAACAATGAGTATGTTAGCTAGAAAGCATATACCTAAGAAGTGGTTAGTATCTTACTTAGACAGTAGTCGTTGGTTACACTGGGATCCAACAACAACCGACCCTATAGATGTTCAAGCACACAGGGCTTCACATCCACAGTTTTGTAGCACTCCGTGGCCGCAATTAATGGAGTCATTAGACTGGTACTCTAGTCAAGCAAGAGTAAGCGTACAAGCTATCGCTAAAAACAACATGGTAGAATTTGGCTTTGATGGACAAATTGATGACGATTGGAATGTAACTACATTTAAATTAATAGATGAAGGTCGTGTTGAAAAACATCCAGGTCCCGAGACAAACAAAATAATTGCAGAGTGGTTGTACAAGGAGATCAAAAGCAATGATGAAGCTGATCAGAAAAAATCCTAACTTCGTTAAACAAGAGTGGATTGACTGGTGCCTTAACAACACAGGACAGCGTATGCCTAAAGATTATTACGATGCAGGGGAATTAGATCATGCAGTACACGATGTTGGCGAAAGATTAAAATGGTTTACAGAATGGGGTATAGATCCTACTAGTACTTTTGTAGAAAGGTTTGATTCTACTAACTGTCCCTTTGAACCAGATTTTAGTTTCTTAGGCGAGCCAAATATTCGCTGGGGCATTCTAAAATATAAACCTGGCTGGTATATGCCCTTACATAGTGATGATATTAGATTTAAGAATGAAAAGAGATTGTGGATGCCTATGCAAGACTATGTAGAAGGACATATGGTTATACATGGTGGAGAATACTTTAAAGACTGGGAAGCAGGAGATGTATTTCACTTTACAGTAGAAGATGTGCTACACGGTGCAGCCAACATATCTGGTGTTACCCGATTAGTTTTTACTATTGTTATTTTTCCAAGACAGGAGAGCGAATAATGAGATTTAGAGAAAATGTAATAGATAGGATCGATCCCAAAGCAATACAATTTATTAAAGATAATCAAGGATTCTTGCTACCAAGAGATTTAAAATTACCCGAAGGTGTTAAAGAAAATGACATTACTGAAGACGGTTGGACGTTAAATGCCGACGAGTTACAATGGTACGCTACAGGGTCTTATAAAACTACTCAAGTTAATATGGAAGGGTTTGACGGAAATAACTGTCCGTATGATTTTGGTAAAAATTTATTACTAGACGGTGACTACTGCGAATGGTTGGTTGTCAAAATGCATCCGGGCCAATACATGCCGTGGCATAGAGATTTAACTCCTGCAGATAAAGGATGTACAACTCACTGGATTATGTTAACTGATTGGGAACCTGGTCATTTGTTTGTCTACGAAAAAGAAACGATCTCGCATTATAAAGCAGGAGATGCCTATACATTTGATGATGCGTTTGCTTGGCATACTGGTTGTAACATTGGATACAATGTACGCATAAACCTACAGATTAGGACTTATAAGAAATGAAATATATAGGTAATTTTAAAGAATGGATCAAACAAGAGTGGATTGACGAACTATTAACTTCAAAGGGTATGGCTAGATTCAAAGAAGGACCACAGCCCGACAGTCCTATAATGCAAGAACAATGGGACAAAGCAGTAAAAGCAGGATACAATCTCGAGACTGAATACTTTTATATGTTTGATAAAAACAATGTATCATTTGAAATCAACCCTCCTTGGTGCGAAGGTAAGAACTTTCACTGGTGGATCACTAAAATGTTGCCAGGAAACTGCATGCCGATTCATACCGATCCACACACTTCATACGAATTAAACAGCCAACGCTACTGGATTCCATTACAAGACTATCAAAACGGGCACTGGTTTGTCTACAATGATGTTGTGATAACAGACTACAAGGCAGGAGATGTTTATCAATACGACGACAGTCGTGATCCTCACGGTGCTATTAATGTAGGCATTACTTCTCGTCTAGTATTACAAGTGAGTACTAGTAAATGAAAGAGTGGATCGAACGTATCAGTGTTAAGCACGAATCATTAAATGGATTTTCAGTATGTCCTTTCGCTAAAGGATCTGAATATGAAATTATAGAAACAGATGGCAGTGATGTAAATCCCCCGCCCTGGGATTTCGAACTCGTTATATATAAGTTTCCAGACAACTATACCGAACATGAGATCATCGAGCTTGCAAAAGAATATAATAACATGTATACTAGTATGATATTCTTACCTGACCCAAAAAGTCGTTACACCGAAATAAACGGTGTCCAGACAAACAACGGCAAGTATAATTTGATATTGTGCCAACGGCGTGAAAAATTAATTAAGGCAAGGGAAAAACTATCCAATACAACTTACTATAGTGTATGGGACGATGAATATTTACAAGAGATTTTAAACACATGAGCATTTGGACAAATTGGGATCCACTAGAAGAAGTTATTGTTGGAGATTGTCCTCAACAAAGTGATCCTAGCTGGAACCTTGATAACAGGGCAAGAGAATTGTTTGACGAAATACTTTTTGAAACAAAAGAAGACTTAGACAATTTAGCAAAAACATTAGAAAGTCTAGGTGTTAAGGTTTTTAGACCAAGGATAACAGAATTTCAACAGGTCATTAATCAAGGCGACTTTCTAATACGCAACGCAACCTTCCCCATTGTGCCCAGAGATCAATATCTAGTGCATGGTGAAACAGTATATCAAACATATACAAGTATGCCTGATAGATATCTTGACAGCGTTAATTACTACGAGATATTTTCAAGATTGTTTAAAGAAGGTCATAACTGGATTAGCCAGCCACCACCTATATTACAAAATCTTAACGAAAATAAAAAGTGGTTTTTAGAAGGCGTACAGATATATCATGAACAGTATAAAGATAGTGTGTTATGGCATACAGCTACTATGTTTAAGTGCGGCGATGCACTTATAACAAATAACCTCGGTCCAGGCAGTCAACTAGGGTTAGAATGGATGCGTAGAAACTCAGATGCCCATATCATTAATAACGATAACACAGTAGTAGACAACTGGGGACACATTGATCACGGATTCTACATGAACGATGACGACACCGTATTCTGTTTAAACAAGCGTTGGGTTCCTGAAGTTCTACGAAATAAAAATGTAATCGAATTAGATACACTAACTCCTAAGCCAGCTTTTGATTATCAAAAATTCATGAATGAATGGCGAGATAATAAAGGCAGACTAACCGTTGAATGGCTGGAAAGTTGGACGTCTGAGTGGAAGGGCTATTCCCAGGAAATTGCATTTGAAAGTAATAATCTAGTAGTAGATCCTAAAAATATTATATTTTCTATCGATCAACCAAGGGTATTTGAACTTATGGAAACCATGGGTATTAAAGCGCATGTATGCAAAATGCGACACGGACTCTTTTGGGAAGCAGGCGTACATTGTCTTACACTAGACATCAAACGTCGGGGAAATAAACGATCAATAATTACAGCTTCATAAATATCTAATGAAGAATGTATACTTGATACAAGCCGAAATCACTTCGGGCTATCTTAACAACGAACACTACTTGCCGTTTAGTGTGGGTTGTATTTGGGCTTATGCTAATCAATTTGAAGAAGTATACAACAACTACGAGTTGAAAGATGTTATCTGGCGTAGAGATAGACAACGTGATGTTATGGAAAAAATTATCGATCCTGACATCATTGGTTTTAGTACCTACGTGTGGAATCATAACTGGAATCTAACTCTTGCTAAAAAGATCAAAGAAAAGTATCCAAATTGTTTAATAGTATTTGGTGGGCCCAGTATTGAGGAAACTTGGCAACAGCATGAATTTATCGATGTGCTGATGTTTGGGGAAGGCGAGGAAGCCTGGGCCAAGTTACTTAAGATGGACTTAGCAGGAGAAAAGATACCCAGATACTGGAAAAATGCTAGACAGCAATCGTTGGAAAATTATCCTAGTCCTTACTTAACTGGATTCTTCGATAAAATTGTCGCTGACAATCCTGATGTATCTTGGTTCATGATGGTCGAAACAAATCGCGGGTGTCCTTATCACTGTTCGTTCTGCGGCTGGGGTGCAGACTATCTTAACAAATTAAAATTGTTTAGCATGGATCGTGCTAGTGCAGAAATTGATTGGGCAACTACAAATAATATTCATTGGATGTTTGTTATTGACGCCAACTCGGGAATTTTAAAAGATCGAGATATTGAGATATCTAAGCTAGTTCGAGCAGCTATACAAAAGCCGGGAAGTAAGATTCGTCGTGTTACATTCAACCATGCTAAGAACTTAAACGAAGCATGTTTTGAAATCGAAAAAAACATACGTGAATGGTCTTACGGTTTAGAAATTGCTATTCAAAGTTTGCATCCTCCTACACTAGAAGTAGTTAAACGTAACATTATGGGAATGAATGATTTAGAGCGTGCCTATGCGTTATGTAGAAAACATAATATTAAAAATTATACAGAACTTGTTCTTGGACTTCCATTAGAAACTAAGGATAGTTACATTAATGGAATCATGCGTTTGTTGGAATTAGGGCAACACGATAGTATCAAAACATATCTAGCTACTGTTATTCCTAACAGTGAAATGGACACTCAAGAGTATCGTGACAAATACGGTATACAGGTGATGTATCCTGGAGATTTATTCCGAACCAAGGAAGAACGTAAATGGGATGACGAAGATAACAGTCACGAAGTCATTGCTATGGTGTGTGAAACTAATACTGCTACAAGGCAAGACCTTGCTGAGTGTCTTTCACATGCTTGGATGATGACACAGTTTCATTATAGCGGATACACACAAATTATTTCTAAATACCTTTACCATATTAAGGGCATACATTACAGAAAGTTTTATGATCATATGTATCAAGTTATTAAGGCTGATCCAGTTGCGGGTAAAATATTAGAAAATGTAGAAGAAATATTAATTAGTTATTTGCATCGAGGCGAAGTGCCCGACGAAGAACGCTGGGGCAATGTAGTTGCACTAACGCTATCCGAAAGTTATGGCGGAAATATTATACTTGAGAATAAAGAGTATTATATTAACTTAGGTATACAAGCAGCTCATCATTTTGTTACTGTTGATCCATGTATTGCTGAATTACAACATGCGTTTATTAAAGACAATAATAAACAATACCCGTTTACTATACATTCATCTATTGATATTGATCGGTGGACTGTTACTGATTGTGAGTACTCAGTTAACAGACGAGATGCTGTTAGTCATATGCAGGATCAAATGTATGAAAAATTTTTACGTAAGACAGACATTATAAATGTTACTAATCCTTATACAGAAATAATTGATGCCGGGCCTTTAAGAAAACCAGTGATACCAATTTTACCAATTGTGTCAAACGTGCATACCGGAATGTTACTGTAATGCTACTAGGATTTAATTCTTCCAACATAGATAGGATACTTGCTGGTATTACTGGAATTCAGTTAGATCCTACTGTGAGTCTTTGCCATCAGTGCCATAGGCATGTTCCTGCGTGGCGTTACCACAAAGACAATCAAGTGTTTATTGCCAAGGCGTGTCCTATACACGGTGTCAGCCATCACATGATTGAAGCTGATTATGAGTTTTACGCTAACCTGTATTATACTCAGGATAATCCAGAGTTTAATTTTAATGGCGGAGTTCTTATTGAAGGTAGTGACCGTTGTAACTTAGAGTGCCCGCATTGTTACCATTTACCAGAGAATGATACCCGTGACCCTTCTATAGAAGAATTGCTCAATCAAATACGAGCCATGCCTGTGGGTGATAATGGAGTACATAGAATTATCCTTGCCGGCGCCGAAAGTACCTTGCGTAAAGACTTTCCAGAATTGGTTACAGCAATACGAAACATTCACCCTTCAATGAATGTAAGTGTAATGACTAACGGGCTAAGGTTCAATGATAGCGATTTTGGTCATCAGTGTGTGGCCGCAGGACTTACCGGAGTTAACATAGGTCTTAATCATCCAAGTTACATTGACCACGAAACAGTAAGACGTAAACAAATAAGTGCTATTGAAAATATGCATCGCGAAAATGTCAGGATAGGTTACATAAGTTATACCATGGTTGACTTCAGCGAGTTAGATTATATCTTAACTGAGATTACAAGTAACCCTTGGACCCCAAAGAATTTTCGCATTAGGTGCGGAGCAGAGATTGGCCGCAACGCCAGTTCAGAACAACCATTTGTTAGCAATCTATATAAACGTGTCGAGAAGTGGTGCAACGATCATGGCAAGATTTTTGAACGCATTATACAAGCAGACAATAATATCTATCATGTAATGGTAAAAATAGATGATAAAGTTGTTAGATTAATAGCGTGGTGCGATGAAACCAATATAGACATGGAAGAATTACGTAGCGGTCCTTGGTGCAATTTTGTGCCAGACGGCATAACAAACTTCCTACATCAGATTATTCGTAGAGATGTATTTAAGAATCAGAACATTCCGTTACCTGATACTCCTCCAGCACGATATCTGTTTAATCGCAATCCCGATAAGTCAAAGTTAGATCTATTAAATTTATGAAAATAGCAATAACGGGCGGAACTTCATCAGTCGGGCAGAGTATTGCAAAGGCTTATACTAAACGCGGCCATACGGTAATCGATATTTCACGCTCGTTAGGTTATGATTTTAACAATATCAACTCTATAGTGGATGCTATACTGCCCTGTGATATATTTGTAAATTGTTTGTATTTGCCAGTTTTACAAATCGTATTATTAGAACAAGTATGGAACCATTGGATTGGAACCAACAAAGAAATTATCAATGTCAGCACATGTGTTACATTATCAGCGTTTGAAGCCAAGGATGCCGAATATAAAAAACAAAAGATTCTACTTGAAAACAAACACTGGGAATTAATATCTAAAAATGCTCTTAATCCTAAGATGTACTTGATAAAGTTTGGAGATGGCAACGATCATACCACTTGGGATAACTGCTGTGACTATGTAGTTAACTCTATAGAACTAGCAAAGCCAGATATATTATTATTTGAAATGTCGGTATTTAAATGAACTTGACTATTAATTTACTACGTCCTGGACTGTATGAGCTAACGGTATCGCTAGATTACGACTATGCTACCATTATAAACGCATTAGATTCAGAAGATTGGCAAGCACACGCTGATAGGAAGGAAGATGCGGGATTGTCAGGGAATCCGTATGCACAACGGTCTGGCCTTTTAAATCCAAAAAGCCAGGTGTTGAAAGATATTATGGAGTTTGTAAATTCAAATAGTGTAAAAGAGCAACTTGTCAACTTTGTATACGAAGCACAAGGTGACTATATAAGTAGTTTATGGGAAGGGTGGAGTAAGGAACAGATGCTCCAGTATACGTTTTGGGGTTGCATGTTTAATAGAGACCAACCCGGATTCCATATACCGTTACACATAGATACACGATTACAGATTGCGACCGCTATGATATATTTTGTTGAGGAAGATGATCCAGATCAATCAACGGTATATTATACTAGCAACAAGTTTGATGATCCACTAAGGATAAACAACACATTTGGTAACGGTGTATTACATATCAACGATCATACAGCATGGCACGAAGGTTACAACAAGTCCAATGTTACACGTTATAGTTTAATTTGCGGACTGCTATTAAAAGTAAAGGAATAATTATGAAAATTAGCAAAATACCGGGACTAGGAAGATTTGGAGCATTTGTAGACAATGTAGACTTTGATCACATCACTGACGAAGAATGGTTGGAAATTGGCAAACTACACCTAAACAGTCTAGTTACAATTATACGAAACACTAATCTTACTAAAAAAAGATACATTGAACAAATTGGTAAATGGGGGACTCCTAGAGACACTGCATCTTACTATTTTACAAAGAAACATCATATTACTCCAATTGAAGCACTTAACTCAAATGCACAAGTAGGAGAGGAAGATAGTAAGTGGTTGCAGTTCTTGCGTCCTTTATTAGAAACAGATGAACAAGGCCGACCACTGGCATTGTTAAAAGTTACAGGCAAGAAAAATGAGTACGGCGAACCAGTTGGTCTATTTGCTGAAGGCGAGTTATTATGGCACAGCAATGAGTCTGGTAATTTATTATTCACGCCGGGTGTATCGTTGTTGGGCGAAACCGGAATGGTTGGTAGCTCAACAGGTTTTATGACCACTGTGGATTGGTATGAAAAACAAAGTGAGAGCTTCCGCAGTGAGCTAGACGAAATGGTTGTCCTACATCGATTTGCACCGGGGAAAATAAATCCAGGATTGCGTAAAGAGCAAGACATGATCATTTATAAAAATATGTGTCCTGTCGATGACTCAAGAGTTCCTATGGTAATGCGTAGCCCGGGCGGCCACAAAGGACTGCATTTTAGTGTACATACAATGTCATCCATCGAAGGTATGAGCAAAAAGGATTCAGACAGTGTGTTTGAACGTATTGCAAAAGAGTTGTTTGTACCAGAGTACACATACGATCATTGGTATCAAAACGATAATGATTTATGTTTATTTGATAACAGTATTACCTTGCACAGGCGATTAGGCGGGGTTGAAAGCAGACTAGCTCAACGTATACAATATGATTATAATCACATTCAAGAAGACAACTACAATCCATATATACAAAAAGAGTTTCAAAATGTTTACAAAAAACAAATGCGTGATTATTTTGCAACTATGGGGCGAAGTGATGAACTTTCATTTAAAGACAGAGTATTAAATAAATTAGGATTTTAAATGGAGTTAAATTTTAAAACTACTGAAGAAGTGGTTACTGAGGTTTTTAAAACAGAAGGTTATTGGATACATACCAATCACGGTAAACTGTTAGATACCATCTGCGGTAATATGTCATTTATCTACGGATATGATAATGAGATTATCTTAAACCGCATGTACGAACAACAACGTCAATTAGCATATCTCAATTTCAAACATAACGAAGTGTGCCAAGCCAACGACACACTAGTAGCGTTGCTCTGCAAAGAAGGTAATTTTACAGGAGTTGGGTATGCAATAAGTGGTACCGACGGGGTTGAATGTGCAGTTGCTATGAATAGTCATTACTGGCGTCAAGTTGATCCAACTCGAACAACTATAGTATCGTTTTCACCGGGATACCACGGAGCAACATATCTATGTCGCGCATTTCGAGGTGAGGAAACCATGCCTAATGTTACGGTACTAGGTGCTCCCGAATGGTGGAAGATAGAAGATAGAGAAACACACGAAGAAATAGCATTTAATCGTGTTAAACAAGTATTGGAAACTGATAATACTGTTGGTGCTATTATTATGGAATCAATCCCGTGGGCGGCAAGTATACGTCCTTGGAGTTTAAAATGGTGGCAAGACATTCGCAATATTTGTACAGAATATGGAGTTAACTTAATTGTTGATGATGTAATGGGCGGTATGGGAAAGCTGGGTTACAAATTTAGTCAAGAACGTTACGGAGTGCAGCCGGACATAGTAGCATTAGGTAAAGCATTAACTGGCGGATTTAGTCCACTAAGCTGTGCCTGTGCTGTTGAACGCATATCAGATGTAATTAAGGACAAATGGGACTACGGTCATACCTGGCAACCAAATATGGCGGGTGTTGGAGCTGCATTAGCAGTGTGGGAAATATTTGACAGCAAAAAAATTCTTGAGATCGAAGATAAACTAACAATGCTAGGTGCAAAACTAACAGCAATGGGATTGGTTAGGGATTGTGTAGTTATTGGTTTGATCTTTTCTTATAAACTTACTACACCTATAACCGCCGACACGTATGTTAAACATGGATTGACTGGTGGCCCAGATGTCAAATACAGTATAAGTGGGTGCGCTCCGGCAATTGCTGATGCAGAATACTTTAGAGAATTTGAAACTAGATTACTTAACGCTTTAACTGCTTAACATAATCAGCCACAAGTTGATTACCGGTTGCATTCATATGATTAATTTCTCCTTGATTGTTTAACCATATGTGATTTAAATTAACCAGTTCAGTGCGTGGTGATTCAAAAAAAGTTAAATGATAGCTGTTTGGAACTCTGAGTAGCTTGTCAACCATTAGATTAAAGATGTCATTAAAGAATTCGTCATCCCATATTGATTCTAAAATCTCGATATACTGTTTTTCTTTTTTTTCAAACACATCGTTAAAAATAATATCGCATGCTGCATGCGATGACAACATTCTGCTTGACAGCTCTCGATCATCTTTTAAAAATATTCTACTTTGGGAAGTATGCACAAATAATACTAGATCAGTTTCTTTGATATTTGATTTCTGTAAAAGATAATTTTTTAAAATACGATATTCGCTGCTGCCGTTAGATGCAAAATTTTGAGTATCTCCAATAATACTAGTCCATGACAAATCTTGACCGCTTGAAGCAAAGCTGTCTCCAAATATCCAAATCATTGGTCGTTCCCCGGAATTTCAATATTTCTAAAACCGTTTGACCTATCGAGGAATTTGATTTTTATATCCGTAATAGAAAGTGTCTTTAACGGCTCCACAATATCTAAAATATCAAATTTTTTGCAACTGTAAACATCTAGTTGTATCAATCCAGTATCCCATGTGTGGATAACAACGTGACTTGTTGTTATAGCGGTAATTGCAGTATAACCTTCGTTTCCTTTGATATCCGAACGATAGATGTGTGGGCCACCTAGTATATCCATATCAATCTTTTGAATTAAATCTAGAATAAAGTTTTTGATATCAAATTCAGATAACAAGTTTGTTGATGTGCCTTGCACCAATAAATGTAGATGCTCAAGCATATTTAATTTCCAATTTGTTCATAATATGCTAGTATTTAACACAGATATCTCTTGCATTTAAAAAAATAAGGTTATATACTATACTTGTGGTCGTGAGCAAATTGGCAAAGCTCCCGCTGGACCCATAGTCCAGAATGGGGACGGGGCGCTGACGTAGTTCGTAGCCTTTGTAGGTTCGAAACCTACCGACCACACCAATTACTACGATAAGTAGATTAACATAACTTAAGGAAAACATTATGTCAACAACAGTAGAACAACTCAAATCAGCAATGGAAGAATTTTTAACCGAAGATGCAAAATTCGCAGCTGGTAACAACGCCGCAGGTACTCGTGCTCGCAAAGCTCTTCAAGAAGTAGGTAAGGCGGTTAAAACTCGCCGCAACGAAATCACAGAAGAAAAAAATGCCCGCAAAGAAGCCAAAGTCTAACACTGTCTCAACTACCAGTACCGATACCGTAACCTTGGATTTCGGTTACGGTGCCGTTCCTCCCGACTACGGTGACGTCAGTTACAGTGGCAGCAATGATACCATCACCATAGATACTAGTAATATGTATAGTTCAGATACCATTACTTTTCCAAGTAGTAGCAATACCTTTACCTACAATGGGTCTGGTGCAACTGTTGGCGGTATCACTACTATTGGTAATATTACCAACAATAGTCAATGGACTACAGGTTATACACTTAACAACACTATCACTCCTAATACAGTTAATATCAGTGCCACCGGTATCGACATGGCAGCAGGTACTGATATTACGGTTGGTGGTCAAAGTCTAAAAGAGTTTATGAAGAAGGTGGAACAACGGCTGGCCATACTTGTACCTGACCCAAAGAAACTTGAAAAGTTTGAAGCACTTAAAAAAGCCTACGAACATTACAAGACCATGGAAAGTCTTTGTTTTGATGAACCAATTGAAGAGCCTACGCAGTAAATACAAATGAATGTTAAACTTTTATCATATAGTCAACCCGCAGACGAATTTCGAGATATGGGCATCTCAGATGCGCAGGAACTCATTGCGTATTGCGCCCGTGTCAGCAATCCCTCCAATCAACTCAACACAGACACATCAGAAAAACTCATCCGGTACTTGGTCCGACACCAACACTGGAGCCCACTCGAAATGGTCTCCGCCTGTATTGAAATCACCACAACCAGAGACATTGCCCGTCAAATCCTGCGACACAGAAGTTTCTCATTCCAAGAGTTCAGTCAACGCTATGCTGACCCAACTAAAGATTTGGCGTTCGTTACAAGAGAAGCCAGACTTCAAGACACCAAGAATAGACAGAACAGTATCACAACGGATGATACAATGTTACAAAACGAATGGTACAGAGCTCAACAACGAGTCATCTATGCCGCACAGCGAGAATACGAGTGGGCTATCGCTAATGGCATAGCCAAGGAGCAGGCTCGAGCTGTGCTGCCGGAAGGGCTTATCGAAAGTCGGTTGTATATGAATGGTACACTACGTAGCTGGATTCATTTTATCGAACTTCGCAGTGGCAATGGCACACAAAAAGAACATCAACTGATTGCCTTGGCCTGCGCTCGAGCCATTGCTGCCATATTCCCAATGAGTGAAAGTCTAGTTCAATGAAAGAAAAAATTGATCAGTTTTGCAAAAACTACGAAATACAAATCGTAGATGATCAAAAACGTAGGGCCAGATACCACCCTCCTAAGTATTTTACAGATCCATTACGAGCAGATATAGTGAGAAAAGATTTTGTAGAATATGAAACAGAAAAAGTCTACACAGTTCAAATACCAGAAAGCCGCTTTCGTGCTCTTGTAGAAATGGAACAGAGATTTTTTGGCCGTCATAATCATGGATACAGTGATGCTGACATGTTTGCCATGCTTATGGAAAAGGAACGCGAAGAAAGTTGGCATCGGCAGTCAAACACTGCTGTTCAAAAAGCCTACGAGCAGTATTCTATCATGCTCAATTTGGCTGGCTATCAAAGAAAGATTTGATTCATTTTGAATAGATATTGACAGGTTTCTAGAAAGATAGTATAATTAAGTTGTTCAACGGAGAAAATACACTATTATGGCACATCATACAAACTACTGGTCATGTACACCTTTTGCAGATTGGCTTCGCGGCACCAAAAAATTGAGTGCGGGTACTGCTGAACAATGGGATGAATGGAATACCGCTGCTCAAATGAAACACAACTTCCGATATTGGCTAGCGGAAGAAGCACTTGGACACATCCAAGATTTTGTCACCTGGCCTGTAAGGAAACTACATGATATCAAGTACTACATTAACAACCGTTGGGTTAGTCGCACTCATAGCCTTACCGCTCATGCCCGGGATATTAAGCCTGGCCGGTGGCAGGACGTGGGGAACCGCTTTCTGCCTTGCCTATTCAATGAGTTGGTTGATTTTGTTGAGATAGAATCAGCTTGGAGTCACATTGCTTGGGGCAGCGAAGAAGACCGTGCCAAATACAATCCCCCATTCTGGGCTAGTGGTTGGTGGCGTTGGCGGGTATGGCGTTGCCCACAAGCAGGACTAGACCATCTAGATTGGGCAATGACTCTGACTAACACTGACTGGTGCGAACCTGATCATCCCGAGTATGGCAAACCTACTGGACAGGCTCTTCGTGCCCGAGAAATCAAAGAGCTTTATATATGGTGGACTGTGACCTATCGTGCTCGTCCTGACCCATATGAAGCCAGTGGGTGGACCGCGGTCTGTGAGGCACAACGAGAAGCCAGTGGTGGTAAGTTGAGTTTTAACTCTCCTAAAGATCCTGTGCTTAAAAAGGCCAACGACAAGGCTCACAAGCTGTTACAAAAAATCGAAGCAGACTACGAAAAAGAAGATGAAGCCATGATGATCCGACTAATCAAAGCTCGTGACAGCCTTTGGACATGATATGAGCATATCAGATAACAACCCACACTGTATTGAAGATTTATATGCCAAGTATCTACAGTTTACTGCTGTGATGTTGGAAGACTATAAAGATATAGAAATAGCCGGTATCATGGTCACACAGGCCCTCAGCATGTATAGAACTGTGTTACCAGAAGAAGATTATCAACGCATGGTAAAAAGCATATATGAAAGAAGAAATGAAGTCAAAACCTTCGACGGGACCTGAACCACAGACTCCTGCAGAAGGCGTACTTAAACGCCACAGTTGGGGAAATGCTATCACCTATCAGGTGGTCTGTGAATGTCACGACGCCGATCACGATCACAATGTTTGGGTCGAAGCAGATGACCATCGTGTGACTGTCACTACCTATACCACACAAAAATCCAAATGGTGGAGTCTAAATCGTTGGCAGACCATTTGGATTCTGCTTACAAAAGGCTATGTCGAGCATGAAGCCAATATCATTATGACTGAACAACAGGCTTTGAACTATGCAGAAATACTAAAGAAAGCAATACAAGATGTCAAAAATTTCAAGCAGTCCTGAACGGCACACCTTTCAAAAGGAAGGATATATCAAGCGCCGACAAGAGCAGGGGTTAGAACCTCTTGAAGAATATATTGAAATGTACAAAACCTGGAAACAGCAAGATGAAGCTAATCTTGTAGATCCTGCTTGGCAAAAGAACAACATGCAATATGATCTTCGCAGTACCGCATGGATCTGTGACAAGGCCAAGGCCAGTGATGGTTATGCTCAAAATCTCTATGCAGCCATATGCAACAATGACTTTATCAAATTAGAAGTTGTTCCTATTCTTAGACAAGACCCGGACAGAGATTTCTGGCATGCCTCATGGAGAAGTGCTGGCGGTATTGTAGCTGACATGCAGGCTAAGGGTGACTATATAGATTGGTACTGCTCAGGTATTGGCGAAGGATTGGGCAACGGCGATCCTGATAATGTTAAAGGATATGTACCAGAAGGTTGCATCACCGACGAGATCCGGAATGATCTCCAACAGCTTGGCTGGGCCATAGTGCCTGGTGGAGATTGGGAAAAATTTACTTAAGGAGATTGTGTTAGTATCATGAACTTTGAACTATACGAAGTTTGGGCAGTGGATGAAGCTGGTCACGAAGAATTGGTAGAAACCACCAGCAGTAGGAAAGAAGCGTTAGAAATAGCAGAAGCCAATCTTGGATTGGGCGTTATAGAAGCCATTGTGTACCAAGAAGATGAAAATGGCGACCTGCATGAAATCAAGCGGTTTGGACATGGTTGACAAATGCACAGTTTGGTGCTATAATATATGTATTGTTTAACAACAGGAGTGACTAAATGGTAACCAAACTGAAAAAAGCCAGCATCGCTATTCGCCAAAACAAAGGACGTGATCTAAGTCCAAAATGGGACGATCACGAAACGTTTACTGCTGATCAATTTAGTCGACACTTCCGGATGGCCATGAGTTATTATCGTTTGGAAGCCAGCGCCAAAGAACTCAAACCCAAAGTTATTAATTGGATGAGCGATCAAGGCTATCCAAAAGATGTTATCAAAGCATTCAAAGATACCAAAGACAATCGTTGCGGCGCAACTGTAGGTGCCATTGCTGCCAATCTACTTAGAGGCATGCCTGCAGTGAGAGCAGACTTCAATGAAGGCCGTAACACTGCAGAATGGTTAAGCAAGAGTATTGCTAAGATCATTGACGAGGGCAAACACGACGAGGTTGAACTTGAAGAAGGTGCAGTAGAAATCAAATCCGCAGTGTATACTCCTAGCATTCAAGAACGACTGCGTGATGTTGCATACGGAATGACTGAGGAAATTGAAGATGCCATTGAATCGTTTCAAACAGATCCAGAATCTTTTGATCCGAGAGCGTTTAAACTTCTAAATCTACTACGTGGTCGTCAGGCCAAGGCTGCTCACGCTCGCATTATCAAAACACTATACAGTCGAACCTACGACGAATTGGTAGAAGCAGCCACTACCAAAGACGAACAGTTGAAAGAGGGCTACAGTCATTTGAGCAAGGCCGACCTAAAAAAGATCACGCTGTTCTACAGCGAAATCCTTGCAGCCTGCGATATGCTGGCACAAGAAGCCAAGGTGAATAAAAAGCCTCGTGCCAAGAAGCCCACCGACAAGGCCAAAGTTGTGGCCAAGATGAAGTATCTCAAGCAGGACGAAAAACTTAAATTGGTGTCTATCAACCCACAAGATATCATCGGAGTCAAGGAACTGTGGATCTACAATGTCAAGTCACGTAAATTGGGCAAGTATGTGGCTGCTGAATTCAACGATCTTGGAGTCAAAGGCACCACAGTTATTGGATTTGATCCAATAAAAAGTGTGCAGAAAACTCTGCGCAAGCCGGAAGAACAGCTCAAAGAGTTCAAGGCTGCAGGCAAAGTGCAGCTACGCAAGTTCTTAGACGATATCAAAGCCGTAGATATCAAACTCAACGGCAGGTTCAACGAGGATATTGTGTTGTTACGAGTACAATAACAAAGTAAATTCTCAGTAAAAAGCAGGCTTCGGCCTGTTTTTTTTTTGAATGATAAATACAATACGATATGCAATCTTGTAGTATTTTGATTGTGAAAAAATGGAAACCCGTAAATGCCTACTCAACAGTCTATAGATACCCTTTTAGCTTCATTTAAAGAAGTGTTAGAATCTGGCCAAGATGTCAATGTAGCTGAAGTGCCATTTATCATCATAAAAGGTGATATTGATGGCAAGGGAATCCTTTGGTCAGGTCAAGGACATAATAAACAATTCTTATTTGCTTCCAAACCGGATAGGTTCTTTATATCTGAAAACATTGATTTGGCCAAAGGCAAACACATATCAGTTAATAATATAAAACTGCTGGACGAAAAAGAACTGGGTGCTACTGTTACCAAAAGCAATTTACGTGAAGTTGGTCACCTCAAAGGATTGATAGTAGATGGCAGTATGAGAATTGACCAATACATAGTTTATGATAGTAATACCAATAGGTTAGGTATTGGTATCGAAAATCCCAATGCTGCTCTCAGTATTGCTGAGGACGGAGTGGAAATAATCCTAGGCACAACGAATGGTGTAAAGGGATTTATTGGTACATTTGCCAGTCATAATCTAGATATCGTAACTGATAACACTCCAAGGATTTCTATTGAAGCTGGTGGTAATATTACCCTAGGCAGCACTGTTAATAAAGTAACAATACTAGGAACATTAGGAATCAATGTTAACAATCCCGATCCACGAGCTGCATTACATGTAAATGGTTCAATTAAATTTAATAACAAAATACATCTCAGCGATAATAATTTTCCAACTTCTGGTCATTATACTGTTGGAGATATTGTCTGGAATAACCAACCAGCCGCTGGCAGATTTGTAGGTTGGGTATGCGTGGTTGAAGGCAGTCCTGGTCTTTGGAACGGATTCGGAAGAATTGAGTAATGTCTCGGGCTGTGGTACTCGGCAACGGCGAAAGCCGTAGAGCCATAGTCCTAAGCTCATTAATCGCAGACACCGTGATTGGCTGCAACGCAATTCACAGAGATATCACTGTTGATCATTTAGTCTGCTGCGATAGGCGAATGGGTGATGAAGCTGTAGAAAATTTTCAGACCAAAAACACGTTGATCTATGTGAGACCTTCATGGTTTCATTACTTTAGAAAAATACGTAAACACAAAAACATAAAAGTCTTGCCTGACCTGCCCTATAAAGGAGAGCACAAAAAGGACGATCCCGATCATTGGGGCAGTGGAGGATATGCTGTGCTGTTGGCGGCCCAGTTAGAATTCACAGAGATAGAACTTATTGGTTTTGATCTATATCCTATTAGCTCTGCTGTGAATAATATCTACAAAGGCACAAAAAATTATGCACAGGCTGGGTCGCAGGCCATAGATTATAGTTATTGGATCTATCAAATCAATCATGTGTTCATGTATTATCCCGATCAAAAATTCATAATAAGAAATCACAGAGATTGGAAGATGCCTACAGAATGGCAGAAAAATAATGTGGAATTTGTTGCTTTATAAATACGTTGATAGTATAATAAATCATACACACAGGCACAGCGGACTTTTACGTCATTCATCCCGCTTTATAAACTCTGCATGTCGTCAAACTTACTCGCTTTATGCACAGGAGGCAAGAGATGGCGAAATATCTTTCAACAAAAACCTACGGCAACGACAGAGGTCTGTCATGCTGTTTTAGACAATGGCGATCAACTCATAGTCATTGTTCACTGCTACATGGTTATTCCATTGGCATCAAACTGATCTTTGAATCTGAAACCTTAGATGACCGTAACTGGGTCATGGACTTTGGCGGACTCAAAGCATTTAAAGAATGGAGTGAATGGCAGTTTGACCATACGCTATGTGTGGGATCAGACGATCCCCATTTAAATCTTTTCAAGCAAATGGCTGAGCTGGGCAAACAGGCCGACGGTGGTATAGTAGATCTACGTGTTGTAGAAGCTGTGGGCTGTGAAAAATTTGCTGAACTAGCATATCGCACAATGAACGAAATACTAGAAGCTTATCAGGAAGGACGTGGGTGGACACATCCAGGTGGGCATATTTTTGAAGCACGGTATCCAGTTGGGCTAGGTGTTCGACTTCGTTCCGTAGAAGTATTCGAACATGCTGGTAACTCGGCAACTTATGAAGGCTAATGAAACGACTTTGGCGGTTATGGGCCAAAGCCCTAGGTGAAAAATCAGGTGCTACCGATCAGGAAGCTGATCGAGTGGCCTTGATCCGCACCCTAATAGTGGTGGGATATTTTATAACCAATACATTTATTATAGCTGGGGTGATAAAACATTGGTAAATAGTTTTATGCATACATTTGCCATTAACCGAATCGTTGCCAGCAACGAAAACAAAATATTCTTAATCGCTGGCCCTTGCCAGATCGAAAGTCAAACACACGCAGAGCAAACTGCAGGTGCCATCAAAGAAATCTGTGATGATCTAGATATTGACTTGATCTATAAAAGCAGTTTTGACAAAGCCAATAGATCTAGTCTAGGTACACAGCGTGGAATTGGGATTGACGAGGGACTGAAAATCCTCAACAGCATCAAACATGAATTTGGTATTCCCATATTAACTGACATACACGAAACTTATCAGGCACAGCTAGTAGCAGATGCAGGCATAGATGTCATACAAATACCTGCATTTCTCTGTAGACAAACTGATCTATTATTAGCAGCAGGTGCTACCGGTTGTGCTATCAATGTTAAAAAAGGTCAGTTTCTTGCTCCGCAGGACATGCGAAATGTGGCTGAGAAAATAGCATCAACTGGCAACGAACGTATCATGTTGTGTGAAAGAGGATATACTCATGGATATAATAATCTTGTTGTGGATATGCGTAGCTTACCCATTATGGCTGGCACCGGCTATCCAGTGGTCTTTGATGCCACTCATAGTGTTCAGCAGCCTGGAGGGCTGGGCCAACGATCAGGAGGAGATAGGACCATGGTCCCGTACCTGGCGAGAGCTGCTGTAGCCACAGGTTGCATCGCAGCAGTGTTCGTAGAAACACACGAAGATCCCGATACAGCTCCGTCAGATGGACCCAATATGATTCCATTGAATCAGTTGAAACAGCTATTAGAAGACTTGGTTGCTATAGATGGAATTGTCAAAAGAAGAACGTAAAAGAATCAAACGAGAAGCCAAAGCTGCCAAAGCTGCACATCAATATGCAGCTATAGTTGCCAATCTCGATCCCAATACCAAAATCACTATTCTATGTGTGAGATTTGGCAACAAGTATGGCCGTGAATATGTAGAAAGATTACGCAACATGATCTCAAGGCATATCACAGTGCCTTATGAACTGGTGTGTCTTACAGATGATCAACATCCTATAGAAGGTGTTCGCAGTATTGTGCAACCCAATGCCAATTATCCCAGAGGTTGGTGGCACAAAGTTCATATGTTTGATCCCAATCTACCACTGAGAGGCCGGGTGTTATATTTTGATCTGGATGTGGTTATCCATGCCAACATAGACAAACTCGCAGTCTACATGCCAGGGCAGTTTATGGGCATACATGATTTCAATAGAAAATTTTACGCATCTTGGCGATATCTCAATAGCTCTGTGATGGCTTGGGACCACGGCACGCAGAGTCATATATGGACTCAGTTCCAACTCAATCCCAGAGACGCCCAGCGACTGCAGGGAGATCAAGATTGGATTTGGAAACTGTGTCAGAGTTCTATCAAATTTTGGCCCAAAGAATGGATCATGAGTTATAAATGGGAAATACGAAATCGTGGTGAACTTACCATGAACAATGGTAAACGCACATTTGCCACAGTGCGCCATGATGTTATCTTGGATCCAGCATGTTCAGTAGCTGTGTTTCACGGTGATCCAAATCCCTGTGTAATCCAAGATAAGTTTGTAGTTGACAACTGGCAGTGATGATGTTATACTAGTAGTATGAACACTACACACGGACGTCTAGGCTTTGCCTGCAAATGGATCAATGATCCTGAAGAAGTCAATGGCATGAAGATTAATGCCAAAGACCGTGACTTAAATACAGGCGCTACCACAGTTAGATGGTTGCGTGAACATCCTCAAGAAGCAGAACAGCGACTTTGGGATTTGATGAAACGAAATATAGAAGCCTGCTACAAATTGGTAGCAAGGGTAGGAACGCTGGATGAAGATCTTAGAATGGTACGACTCTCAAGTGATATACTGCCTGTATACACTGAGCCTAGTTGGAAGTGGTTTTGGCGGCAGCCCGATGTTAGGGACTATGCCGAAAGAAATTTTTGCCGAGTGGGTCAACTGGCCCGTGAGAATCGTGTTCGGCTTAGTTTTCATCCTGGTCAGTTCACTGTGTTGGCTAGCGTTAATCCGGATATTGTAAATCGATCAATAGAAGAATTTGAATATCATGTGGACATGGCTCGCTGGATGGGCTATGGCAAAACTTTCCAAGATTTTAAAATTAATGTACATATTGGAGGTCGACAAGGTCCCAGCGGTATCCGTAGTGCTTTGGCACGGATGACTCCCGAAGCTCGTAACTGTCTAACTATTGAAAACGACGAAATGACCTGGGGCATTGATCATAGTTTAGAACTAGCCAAAGACTGTGCCTTAGTACTAGACATTCACCATCATTGGATTAACTCAGGAGAATATATTGAAGCAAATGACGACCGTGTTAAAAGGATTATTGATAGCTGGCGTGGTGTTCGTCCTGTTATACATTATAGTGTTTCACGGGAAGACTGCCTTATTGACCATCCCGGACACATCCGTCCCGATCTTTCGACCCTCTTAACACAGGGCTACAAGAAACAAAAACTGAGAGCACACAGTGGATTTTATTGGAATCAAAAAACAAACGAATGGGCAATAACTTTTCTAAACCAGTTCGACATCATGTGCGAGAGCAAGGGAAAAAATCTCGCCAGCATGGAACTGTACAATCAAGCCAGAAGCTATCTCGAGAGCAACTAATATTTAGAATTGAAACTCAGAGAGAAAAACTAGAAGAATTGGAATTACTTCCAACCTCTGAATCTATCGAAAAGAAAAAAGAAAAGATACTGGGCGAATACACCCAGTATCTCGAACAATTGAAACGATTCGATTAATTATTTTATTTTAGTAGCACGAGGCTTTTTGGGAGCTGATGGGGCTTTTGCAACAACCGGTTTGCCTGCTTTTGGCTTTGCAGGTGTTGCTGATTGTACCTTGGCCTTTGTAGCAGTAGTTTCGTTAGGAACCTGTGTTTGCACAGTTTCTGCCGAACTAACCACCGACGATTCTACCTTATAAGGTGCTTCTGCAACAGTTTCTGCAGCAGATTCTGCTGGTTTGATCCCAAACATTTTCTTCAATAATCCTAACATATGAATTCTCCTTGGATTAATATTTAGTACTTGCCTACGGGCAAGGTAGTGCTTGCGGGCATATCCCAGATCATTTTCTGCTCTACTCCTATTCTCTGAGCAAATCTTTTAGCGTCACATTCGCTGCAACAATGAAAATAATTGTTGCTGAGACGCTTCTTATCTATGTGTTTGAGATCTCGAACAAATTCTCTATCGCAGCTGTCACATCTCAAAATCACTGCTATTTTGTTTCTCACGTATTCATGCCGATGTCCTAGTTTACTGAGTCTAATATAATGATTCTGTTGGATTTCTGTTTTGATGAACATCGTGTATTTACATTAGGCTTATAAAACTTTGGGCTAAATACACTCAGCAACTGCTAATCCTAGGAAAAACTATGGCAAGAAAGACAATTGATATTGGTGCTATCGGCAATGATGGCACTGGTGATAGCATAAGAGATTCGTTCCGCAAGGTCAACGACAACTTTCGTGAACTCTACAGTTCGCTTGGACTAGGTGAAAATCTTACCTTTATTGGTTTAGATGATACACCCTCTACTTATGTAGGACAAGAAAATGAATTTGTAGTAGTAAACAGCACTGAAACTGGACTTGCTTTTAAAAAACTATCTCCAGGAATAGGTATTAGTCTAGACTTTGCCTCTAACCCAAATGAAATTATTTTAAGTTCGGATTTCTCAGCAATAGTAGGCGACACTGCTCCACAGCTTGGTGGAAATCTGTCTCTGCGATCAGGCGGCAATCAGTATAGAATCATAGATGCTGGAACAACAATATCACCGTTAACTCCGATCTTCAAACATGAATTAGTCAATAAAGCCTATACAGATTCCAAGATAGCTCGTGCAGGCACCTCAGCCATCAACCCCGAAACAGGTCTAGTAGACGGATCATTTGGCACCATGAGTGGACCATTAGTTCTGTCGCGTAGTCCTGAACCTGATGATGATGTTACATATGGTGGATTAATCGCAGCAACTAAACAATATGTAGATTCTTCGGCATTTGGCAGTGTATCAAATTTATATGTGGCGTTGAGCGGCAGTGACGACAGACCAGGAACCTCAAAGGCTCTGCAGGGACGTGCTCTCGCCTATGCCTATAGGACCCTAGAAGCTGCACTGAAACGTGCAGAAGAATTGGTATTAGAAGCACGTGAAGAAATCGGTCCTTACAGAAAAGTACTAACATACAATAACGGTGTTTCTAAGTGTACCTTGATAGATAAGGATAATGCTGCTCCTAGTTCTGGTAGTGGGTTTGCAGGTACCCTGAGAATGGCTGTAAGCACATTGACCTTAAACAGCATCGGAGTCAATTACTATCCAGGAGATATATTAAGCCTAGTCGGCGGCGCTGGAACTAGCATAGCTACAATAGAAGTGTTGACTACAATTACAACACCGGGAGGTATATCTACATTTAGAATCATTTCTGCAGGTGGGTACGCTACATTACCCGGTGCCACTGCAGTGGCCACAACTATTACTACTTCTGCGGCACCTGTTGGTGTAGGTCCTATTGGAGTTCTTGCGTCATTTAATATCACTTACAAGGTAAGTTCAGTCGCAATAACTTCTGGTGGTACAGGTTATGGGTTGGTTAGCGTTAGGGCTACAGGTGGTGGAGGCGTGGGAGCCTTTGGATTCGCGGTGGTTACTGCTGGAGTGATTACTAATATATCTATCACTGACGGTGGCACAGGATTTACTTCGATACCCTCTCTGTTGGTAAATCTTCCAAGATTTCTAATTCGAACCGATGGATATCGAACTGATTCGACCGGAGATGTGTTAACCAACACTGCTGAGGCGTTGCGTGGTAGAGACATTCGTGAAGGACTGTATTTGTTTGGAGAAACATCAGGGGCCTTGGCCCAGATATTGGCTCATTCAGGAGCTCTAGATAGTTCAGGTAACGAAATATTTGATGTTGATATCAAATATGGTAATTTTGAATTAGGAGAAAATATTTCCTTTGGTGACGTTAGTAAACGTATACACATTACCATTAATTTAGAAAGCGGAATCTACGAAGAAAACTATCCATTAAAAGTTCCTCAGAATACTTCCATAGTCGGAGATGAGTTTAGACGCTGTATCATCAGACCTAGAGTAGGCACCAGTTCCAGCCCATGGGCTTTTAACAAATTCCGTAGAGACATAACCATAGATGGGTTGACTGTGGCTAGTAATCTCTATGGCTATCACTATCTACAGAACAGTTCTCAGCCAGTATATCCCAAGGTTGATAACAAAGGCGGATATCGTGCAGCCGCGGAGTTGATTGATCTTAACAGAGAGTTTTTACAGAATGAAGTTATAGCATGGATTGATACTCAGATATCAGCTAATATAGCACCATTTACCAGCACATTCGTTTATAATTCTCTACTGTGTAAACGTGATCTTGGATTGATAATTGATGCCTTGACTTTTGATCTTAGATACAGTGAATATAATCGAACTATATCTGCGGGATTGAAATACTATCAAAGTGCCAGCGGACTGATCGCAATTGGCGCACAATTGTCACAGACACTTGCGGCAATTACTAGATTGGACTTCTTGATAGGTAATGTTCTATCTAATGCTGCTGTTGTTCCCAGTCAAACAGCATATCTGCAGATAATCGATCTTGCCTATTCCCCAGAACCAGGATCGATCACAGTGGTTAGCGCATTGATTGCAGCACTAAAAGATGTCATGGATGGTAGCGGTAGCGTAAACTATCCCAAAGAAAATGATCAACTAGATGTGTTCCTAGCCAATGATGCGGTGCGCTGGCAGGCTATTACAGCACAGGGTCACGGCGGGTTCATGTTAACCCTTGATCCTGCTGGACAGATACTAGCTAAATCTCCATATGCTCAAGAATGCGCATCATTCTCAAAGAGCATAAATGCTCAAACATTTGCCGGTGGTATGTTTGTAGATGGATTCGTAGGCAACCTTCAATTCAAACATGCCTCTACTACAACTGGTGTAGATATTGTCACAGGTACTAGACTAAATGTTACCGGACTGGATCGATTACCTCAACTGCCCGCCAGTTTCTTGGTCAACGACACAGTGTTCAGAGTAAACTATGTTCGAGACTATGTATATTCAACAACAGGCAGCTCAGCCACTTTTGTGGTCGACGATGGCTCGCCTTTCTTGGTTACTGCTGGTTCTCAGACCTGTACCATTAGCACAGCGTCTCCTGCTGTGGTTACGAGAGTAGATCATAGATTACAGGCTGGTGCTATACTACAATTTTCCAGCACAGTATCTTTGCCCACAGGAATCTCAGCTGGTATAGAATACTATGTGCTGGCAGATGGATTAAGTAACAACACTTTCAAGATCACAGGCACCTTTGGCTCAATCACTGCGGTTAATGTGACTGCACCCGGATCTGGTACTATCAGCTATCAAAGAACCTATGAATTGCTAATGCCTGGTAATAGATCCATGCTGGGCAACGACTACACACAGATCAACGATATGGGCTATGGAATAGTAACCACAAATGGTGGTTTGATCGAAGCTGTGTCTATATTCACTTATTACTGTTATACATCATATTATTCTATCAACGGTGGACAGATACGCTCAGTCGCAGGCTCTAGTGCTCACGGTATCTATGCCTTGGTAGCAGAAGGTGCTGATCCTTTAGAAATTCCAACTCCTACGGATGTTTTTGAAGATCTTGCACAGAAAGTTCGATGCTTTTTTCCTAGTGCGGGATTCGCTAATACCGCGAACGGATTGTTTATCTATGTAGATGGCTACGACTACATACCATTAAACTCTAGTGAATTAGAAATTATACATGTAATTGCTGGACTTCCTACTGTATTTCGATATCCTATCACCGCTGTCACTACATCAGAGACCTATCCATCCGGAGTAGTAAGACTAAATCTTGGGGAAGGTGTAACTACACAAACTGGTGGCCTTGAAGCTGTAGTTCCCGATAACACTGTGATGACTCTGAGATCTAAGGCTCAGATTATATTAACTGGTAGTCTTGAAGATGTAGCTGTAAGACCATCGACTGGTCTGAAACTACGTGAAACTGCCAACACTGTCTATCGTGTTTTGGAATTTATAGCATATACAGACCTCAATGGTCCATATGAAGTTGTTATTAGTAATGCCTCTCCAGCTGTGTTGCAGGTCTTGGCAACTGTTACTGATATCGCCACAAACGTTTGTACAACATCACAGAATCATAAACTAAAAATTGGTGATAAGTTTATACCAACTTCAACGGCCAACAACTTTATCAGCGGTACCACTTACTTTATTATAAGTGTTCCTGAATATAATCAATTTACTGTAAGTGCCACATTAGGTGGCAGTGTGTTTACTCTAGTTGATGGTACTGCATTAACTATCAAAGGCATCAAGACCCACAAACTGTTAGAAAATTACACCATAACAATTACTACCACAGGCACATTACCTCTGGGTCTTATCACCCCAGAGACCTATTATGTTGTTAGTACTGGTCTAACTGATACCCAATTTTCAATATCGTTAACTAAAAACGGCAATGTAATTAACACGGGCACAGCTGGCAGTGGCGTTCATAGTTATGCCATGGTAGGATTAACCAAGACCGATCTTCGAGAAAATTATGATTACGTAGATTTATCAATACGTCAACCCGGTGAGTTTATCGGCGCAGCGCCGACTGGCACTGAAGTTTCTTCAATAAACACATCAGGAACTGCATTGATCAACACTACAGCAGCACACGGATTTAGTGTTGGTAATGTGATTAAATTCACTACATCAACTTCTGCAATAGATCTGCCAGCTGGACTGAGTAAAAATATTCATTATCATGTTATTGCACCGGGATTGACTGCGACTGCTTTTCAGCTAAGTGAAATTCCAGGCGGAACTGCACAAACAGTTACCGGTGGATCATTTGTGGATGCTCGAGTAGGATTGGTATCTGGACGTGCGGGCGATTCCAACTTTGCAGTCGTGGCAGTAGGTCCCAGCGACACATCCAGAGTTAACAACAGCAGATTCATATATCTAGGTGAGGAATATGTAATTACCTTGTATGAACCAGAAGCAGTAACCAATCAACCCTATGGCAGAATAACCTTAAACAGACCATTGGTTGCCAGTATCATTTCATACGAAGGTATGTACACCATACGATCTGCCGTACCTCCGAGATCTAACGGAGCACAGGGTACACTTACTATTCGTATTGCACTGACTCGTGTTACTGGGCACGACCTGCTGGAAATTGGTACAGGATCATATGCTGATACCAATTACCCTAACGAGATTTTCGGAGGTCCTGTAAACCCTGCTGATGAATCTACTGAAGTACTAGAACGTGACGTAGGCAGAGTATTTTATGTAACCACTGATCAATTTGGTAATTTCAAAGTGGGTCCATTCTTCAAGGTGGATCAAGGCACAGGTACCGTGACCTTTGCAGCGCAGATAGCTCTGAGTAATCTAGACGGTATTGGGTTCAAACGAGGAGTTACTGTTTCGGAATTCTCGATTGAATCCAGCATGGCTGCACTGAGAACTGACACAGTGCCAACAGAAAATGCTGTTGCACTACATGTTCAACGTAGACTGGGCACACTTGCAGACGGTTCCGGAATTGGTGATCTGTCAACACTTATTCCTGCCAATATTGGTGGGTTCATGGCATTAAATGGTGTGTTAGCCATGAAGGCTGCTATGAATCTAGGCAACAACAGAATTATTAATCTAGACGATCCTGTGTCAGGTGGTGATGCAGTTAACTTACAAAGTCTGACTTTAGATAACATACAGGGCATTTCGCTGAATAATATTCAGGCGGCAGATGTCTTACTGTTCACGGGAGTTGGCAACGATATATTAAACGCAAGAGTCACTGGAGACATTACTTTCGATCTTGCTACTGGTGTTGATTCTACATTGAATACAGTCAATGCGCAGATTGTAGCTGGCTCGATCATTGACGCAGATATAAATGCTGCTGCCGCTGTTAGCTACAGTAAATTGAATCTAGCTAGCAGTATAGTCAACGCAGATGTAAGTGCTACTGCTGCTATTGCCTATAGTAAATTGAATCTAGCTAGCAGCATAGTCAACGCAGATGTAAGTGCCACTGCTGCTATCCAAATCAGTAAGTTGGCAGCAATGGCTCCAGATACCCTAGTGGGCAATTCAACAATAGTTTCTGCTACTCCAAGTGCCGTGGCATTTAGTACTGTTATAGATGAAGGATTAGGCATAAAGAAATCACAATATAGCAGTGCAGGTTTCTTGAAACGTATCAGTGGTGTCAGCAATGTAGCAGACGTTGACTACAGTATTATAAACTCCAGTGCAGGGTTACCTACTGCTGTAGGAGTTTCTGAACTGATCGCTAGAGACGTAAATGGTGATTTCGGTGGTAGGAACGTATCTATACGGGAGCTTTATGTTGGTCCAGGCACCGTTGGAGATACCAAATTAGCTGTAAAAGGTGTTGGCGCAGGATTTATCGGATACGTAGGCTACTACGGCTGGACGTCTAATGCTGCTATGTTTATTAATGACAGCAGTGTATCTGCTGACAAGAAAACTCAATACTGGAACAATTTTCATGAGTTTAAAACTCAGAGCGGCGGCGCTCTAGCTCCGATCACTTGCAGCAGCGTGGCGGCCACCACCCTCACTGCAGGCGGTAATACATCAGCAGGCACTATTATCGGACAGTGGTCGTTATCTGGGGTATCAAGAATGCAGGCTACATATGCAGCAGACTTGGCAGAAAACTATGAAGGTGATCGAGACTATGAAGTGGGCACAGTGTTAGTGTTTGGTGGTGACAAAGAAGTCACCACCACAGACACAAAAGGCGATACAAGAGTAGCTGGGGTAGTTTCAAACACTGCGGCTTATACCATGTATGAAGCCTGTCCGGGATTGAAAAATCTCATAGCCTTACAAGGACGTGTGCCCTGCAAGGTAGTGGGCAAGATCCGCAAAGGTGACATATTGATAACTTCAGGTATTCCCGGAGTGGCTGTGGCTGCTAGCGGAGATATCCGAGTAGGTACCGTGGTAGGCAAAGCAATCAAAGACTATGATTCAGATCATATTGGATTGGTCGAAATAGCAGTAGGGAGAACATAATGGCAGCAACATTTTTAGGATCTATCACAGGAACTACTCTTACTGTAACTTCGGTGGTGTCAGGCACGATCACAGTAGGGAACGCACTCTATGGTACTGGAATATTACAAGGTACTTTTATCGTTTCTGGATCGGGCAGCACATGGACTGTGAATTTATCACAGACTGTGGTTTCAGATGGCAGCAGTTTGATCACTGCTACTGCATTTAATAACAACATATCACCGGGAGCTCCTCCTTTGTTATGGAGTGATGTTAATGATGCCTTTACCCAGATCAATGAAAATTTTGATATCATAGTGGCCACCGTTGGTGGAGGATCTGCTTTAACTCCGATAGATTTTACCAGTCTAGATACCAGTGTAAAACCCACAATTGATAATCTACGGGATCTTGGAGATATCACTCATAGATGGAAAGGAGTGTTTGTTGGAGAATATACTGATGCTGATCTGTTTAACGGTGTATGGGCCGGAGCGGCACAGATCAAAGGAGTAGCAGGAACTGTTAATCTACCGGCTGGATCCACAGTAGGAGGAAATCCGTTAACTGGTGTTGGCTCTAGTTTGATCATAGATCCAGAAAAAACTTTTTTCAAAAGCATACAGGTCGATAATGCTAATAGTGTAGAAGCCACCACATTCGGTGACACCTTGAACTTGATTAGTGGCAGTGGTGTTAGCATGCTGGTAAGCTCAGGTGCAGATTCAATCACTATCTCAAACACAGGCATACTGAGTGTAACAGCTGGCTTAGGCATCACTGCTGCCACAGCTAGTGGGGTAGTCACAATAACCAATGCTGGGGTACGCAGTCTACAAAATGTCACTGGATTGCCTGTAGGTAGAGCAACAGGAGCCGGTATCAACATCACTGCTGGTACCGGTGATAATCTAAGAATAACCAATACTGGTGTTATAGATGTGCAGGCGGGATCTGGCTCTTTGGCAGTATCAACTGATATAACCACTGGTATCGTAACTATCACCAATACTGCTCCGGCACAGCCAGCTTTTCAACAGATCGAAGTAAACAGTGATTCAGGAGATAGACTGATAGCTGACAGTACCGCAGGTGTGTTTAGAATAGTGTCAGGACAGGGTATTACATTAGCTAAAAATTCAGCTACAGATACTCTTACTATAACTGTGAACCCTGTGTTTGATCTGCGAGGATCAGTGTTCGCAGATGACAGCACACTGTTGGTAGATGCTGTCAGCGGTATCATTCCAGCAGCAGTGGTTTCGGGAACATTTACTGGTAGCGTGGTTGGTAATGTCACTGGCATTTTGAAAGGATCAGTGTTCGCTGATGATTCCACACAGATCATAGATGGCAACTCATTCACTGTCTATGGTAACATAGAAGCCACAACATTGAGAACAGCAGAAACTACAATAGCACTAGGTGAGAATGCTGGAGCAACGGATCAACAAAGTCAAGCGGTAGCTATAGGAAGGTTAGCTGGACAAACTTCACAGGGCGCCAATTCAGTTGCTATTGGAGTCATTGCTGGACAAACTTCACAAGGTAGTGGTGCTGTGGCGATCGGTGGCAATGCCGGAGTAACAAATCAAGGCGCCAATGCTGTGGCCGTTGGTGTTAATGTAGGTGTTACCTCGCAAGGTGCGAACTCAGTAGCAATTGGTGCAGCTGCTGGCAATACAAATCAACCTGCTAACACAATTATATTAAATGCCACTGGTAGTGCAGTCAACGGGG